TTTCTGCTGTACAATGGGCTCTGACCTTTCCCAACCTACGTCGACATCGCTTTCGCTACCCGTTGCTTCGTTCCTAGTGCATACGGTTTTTATGTACAATGTGCAGTTTTTCGACAGCCAACATTCAGTCTACGTCAATCAAACGCTCTACTACCGAACGCCGCTCAACGTGTTACGTGTGCTCCTATACGGATGCTTTTTCCACAGCGGTATTTCTAGTCTGGCCCGCTAACCTTATGTGTTGGAATGTTTTGCCTTGATGGTGTGTTCTAATAGAGCTTGTTTTAATTTGTCTGAGCCGCCAACTCTTACATTAATAATTCCGTTATAATACTCATCTGTCTCTAATACACGACGGTCAAACTGCTCTTTAGCCTCTAGATAAGACATTTCGCCTCTGCCTTTGCAAAGATATAATATTTCTCTTGTGAAGTTTTCTGGGCCTAGTGCTTCAACATCAGCTTGTAGTCTATCAGATGATCCCCAATAGTCACGCCAATCGCTTTCTTTGTAGCCTCTACGTTTGTTCTTTTTGCCTTTGAGAGGTGGCTTAGTTGTTTTAAACTTTGCTAGTTTTTTGCCTATGTACTTTTGTCCAGTAGTAATATTGGTTATTAAGTAAACAAAACCCTCATACTCGTCTGGTATAGTGTCTATTTGTTTACCTTGATATGTCCAATTCATACATTATGTATTTCTACCTAAACAGTTAAGTGCCTTTTCTGGTTTTTCGTGTAGTGTTATGATATACGTGTATTTCGTCTGCTCTGTCTTTTGCTAGTTGTCTAATGTCACGTAAACATTTACGTACATATCTATGTGTGCGAACACTATTTTGCCTTTCAAACTTTTCGTTAGCCTTAAAATATTCTAAATATGCTTTGACTAACTGATCGTGAACATCATTTTCCATTAGTCTATTACTTCTATGTCATTTTCGTAGCTAGTAAATCCATTTTCTTTAATAACTTTTAGAACGTGGTTAACTCTTCCTACTAGCTCATCTTTGTGACTAATCAAATAAATGTTTTTGTCACGTTCTCTGCCCATTTTTTTAAGGATGCTTAGTGAATTTTCAACACCAGCAGTATCCATACCACTATCGATCAACTCGTCGATAAACAACAAGTTAATATGTTGATATAAACTTTCCCAAACATCACGGAATGCAAAACTTAATCCAAGAATCAAACGGTTACGCTCACCTCTTGACAAGTTATCAAAGTCTAAGTCTTGTCCTAGTTGGGTAATTTCTACATTTAAGTCGTTTTGGAATACTACTTGGTGCGGTAAGCCTAGTTTATCGAGGTAATATGTGAGCCTGTTGTTCAAATATGCAAGATTTTGATCAATAATCTTTTTACGAATGAAGCTATCTTTGTTTGTAAGTAGCTTTAACAAAAATTCTTGGTGTTCTTTAAACGAAGTTAGTTCGTTTACGATATTCCAGTCAATTTCTTGAAGTGCTGTATTTGTTAAATCGTCTATTTGTGATTGATATGGATCATCTTCTTGCTCTTTACTTAGCAATGCTTGCTTTAAGTTATCTACGTTGTTTCTGTGTTCATATGCTTCTTTTGCAGTTTCGTAAAACGTATTCGGTTTTCCGTTAATATTACCTATTTCTTCAAGGCCAGATAATACTTCTTGCAGTTTATTACCTACTTCGGTTTGATACGCCATTGCATCATTAAGTTCTTTTGCTTTTCTTGACTCAATTTCTGTTTTTTTATCTTCGTGTAATGCTTGTCCACAAGTATAACAAGTAGCATCGTCAAGATTTGCGATGTCTTTTTCGGCTTTTTCAACACTCTTAGTAGCACGTAGCAATGCACTCTCTAATGTGCTTTTTTCTTTATTAAGAGCCGTAATTGCATTGTTTAATTCAGTCCAGTTTTGCAATTTTTCGTGCGCATCTAATTCTAAATCAATATCAACTTTCTCTAATTCATCAATACCGTTGCTAAGTTTTTTTATGTCTTGTTGTTTTTTTGCTAACCAAGCACGTTGATTATTTTTTAAACTATCAATAGTATTTTCAATCTTTGAATTTGCAGTTTGAATAGCTTCAATTTTTAGTGTTTCTTGTGTAATTGTATCTCTTGTATTTCGAATTTGTTCTTTTAACAATTCTGCCTTTTCAGTTAATAATGTTATACCTAACAATTGTTCAATAATATCACGCTGATCGTTTGCTCTCATTGAAAGAAACGGTTCGCTATAAGTGTTGAGTGCAACAATATGTTTAAACATATCGTGACTCATACCAAGAAGTTCACTAATCGATTCTTGTGTTTTTCTACTATCACCTTGCGATTCGTCAATTAGTTCTTGTTCTTGATCATTGACAAAGAATTTAAGTACATTAGGAGAGCGACCGCGCTCAATCCTATAATCTACGCCATTCTTTTCAAAGTGTAGGGTGACTAACATCCCTTTAGAATTTGTCTTATTAATAAGATTATTCCTCTTGATGTTAGTCAGTGCTTGACCGTACAAAGCGTAAGATAATGCATTGATTATCGTTGTTTTGCCTGTACCGTTACGGGATCCGGAATCGTCACCTCCTTGGTCTAAGTTTTCGCCAAGCACTAAAGTGAGCTGTTCGCGATTAAAGTCAACAGCCTGAGTCTGGTTGCCCACACTCATAAAGTTTTTTACAGTTAAATCTTTGATACGAATCATTTATTGTTCAAGTCCATTATAGATGTCTAACAGCATCTTTTTGTTGTAGTTTTCTGTATCTAATTCTGCAATTTCACCGGCAACAATTTGATCTACACTTTCAAACTGTGCAATGTCTAAATCAGTTGAAATTTCTTCTATTTGTTTTTGAGGAATTAATGTAATTTCTCTACATCCGTATTGTTTAATAAATGTTTCTTTGATAAAGTTTGCTTCTTCATAACTAATAGGCAAGTCAAGCGTTACTCTTAGATACATTTTATCTTTGACAAGTGTTTCTGTTTCGTCTAATAATTGAGAAAGTTTAACAGTACGATATTTAGGACAGTTTGACCAGTTAATATATTCTGGTTCTGCATTGTTTTCTCGATCGAGTATCATCATACCACGATCGTCGTCCCAAGCATCTGCATAATTATGCGGAAAAGCATTACCAATGTAATGTACTTTGCCTTGTTTTTGTCGTTTGTGAAAATGTCCTGAAAACACATAACTTTGATTAGCAAAATGCTCAGCCTTTAAATCGCCGTGATCTGGCATTTGTACCATAGCATTCATATAAAATGACGGCAGTTCAAAATGACCAAATACATATTTGCTTTTAAGTTTGGTCATTTTTTTCCATTCGTCGCCTACAAGCCAAGGCACAAGTGTAACATCGTCGATAGTTGTCATTTCGTCAACAAATGTGATACCTGGAATATAAGTTGCAAATGCAGTAGAATTTACATCACGCTTGTCTTTATAATACAAGTCGTGATTGCCATCAAAAAAGAAAAATTGTTCAAAAGCTTTACCTAATTTTTCCATACTACGGATTGTTGCATCCATAGTAGTAAGATTAAGCGAATTTCTGTTGTGATGCCAGTCTCCACAAAAAATACCTGTTTCACAATTATTTTCTTTTGCAGTTGCAATAAACCAATCGATAAATTCTTCGCAGTCGTCGTTGTGTATGCGACTGTTGCCTTTTAGGCCAAAATGGATGTCTGTAAACACCGCAGCTTTCTTAAACAAAGAAAATCCTCCATATATACTTGTTAAAGTATACTATGTAATTATACACTTGTCAACCGCTATTCTTTTGAAAATGATGAAATACTAGCATCTTCATTCCGTTTTACACTAGCTTCCCATTCGCCTTGATGTTGTCTTGTATAACTCGGTGTTAAGTCGTTCATTTCGAGGATGTCGTCTCTAATGTTTTGATTGCGTTTTTCAATGTTGATAACACGCACAAATGAGTTTGTAACTGCTGCTGTGTAATAAGCAAAGGGGTTTTGACTTTTAGACTCATCAAACTGTAGACCAATTTGAGCAAGTTGCAATATTGCTTGTCCTCGCATTTCGTCATTATAAGTGTATCCTCTCACATTTCCTCGTGTTGCATATCTGTCACATAGTTTCATCCACATAAGTGCAAGTTTGTTAGTTGCTTTGCCGTGATCCTTAGAAAAATGTCCATTCTCCATTCCTCCAACCCAGTGAGATTTGCCTACACAAACAAGTTCACCGTCATCGTTAAATTTATAATGCTGGAAAGGTGGAAAATTTAGTTTAGTTTTTGTATCAGCTACAGTTTTTGGATTCTTTTTACGTCCTGGCTCTTCCGGAATGTGATCATACGTCATTATACGAAAGATTATTTCTTCTTTAGTAATGGTTTTATAATCAACTTCGCAATCTGCTTGTTTTACTTTTTCACCATTAATTTTTCTTTTTTCGTAATCTTCGTTAGATAAACGTTTTGCTTTATTTCTTTTTGCTTCTGCAATCGTTCTTATGTTAACTTTCTCTACGCTTTCTAAGATGATGTCATAGTCGGCATAATCTTTTTCTACGTAGCTGTTAAATGTGTTTTTTGATCTGTGTATTTCTTTTAAAATGTCTTTGTTGTTGAGGTAATTTTTAGGTCTCATATACTGCTCCAGTTATAGTATTTATTATAATATACGTAGATAATTTTGTCAACTAAATACTAATGGAGAAATATATTTTATGGGACTGTTTAGTGCATTTAACAATCTTGCTACTAGTGTCAATAATGCGTTTAGCAATATAAATTCAGTATCGAGAACAATTAACAACGTTTCTAGTAGTTTTAATCGAGCTGCTAGTGGAATACGTAACTTTAGTACATCGGGTGGTTTAGTTAATACATTAAACCAAGTAACAAGTATTGCAGGAAATTTAAGGAATACAGTAGGTGCTGTAGATAATTTAATAAATCGCGGAAACAGCCTTTCGAATATTGGTGCTGCTATACGTATGATTGGTAATGCTTCGCAAGGAGTTGGTTATAATGCTGCTCCTAGATCAAGAGAACTTACAAGAGCAATATTGTCTGCTAATGTTTCGTCGGCTGACGAAACTGACTGGAGAGTGAGTATAAGTGTTCCTGGTATTTTTGCATCCTCGCCAATACTTGCTCCATTAGCAGGAACTGGAAACAGAATGATATTTCCATTTAACCCAACAGTGTTAATAGGACATAGTGCGAATTACAGTCAAATTACGCCAACACACTCTAATTTTCCTTATAATGCATATGAAAATAGTCAAGTAGACAATTATACTATTGCTGGAGAATTTTTAAATGAAACAACAGCAGATGCGCAATACTTTATTGCTACGCTTCATTTTTTAAGGACTGTTACAAAAATGTTTTATGGCGGAGAAGGAGACTTAGTAGGACAACCACCTCCTGTTTGTAGATTAAATGGATATGGTAAACACGTTTTAAATAATATTCCTGTCCTTATAACAAACTTTACAACAGATTTTCCAGCTGATGTAGATTATATACAAACAGTTGTAGGTAACGAAACAAACTACGTTCCTGCTCAAGCAACAGTAACGATAACAGCTACGCCACAATACGCAAGAAGATCACAGGCTAGATTTAGTCTTGTTGATTATGCTAATGGTACATTTGTAGGTCAAGATCAAGGATTTGTATAATGGCTGGAAATAATTTTGGACCTTATGGTAAAACAAAAATAAACTCAAACGGATATCTTGACATTTTTGTTCCTAGACCAATTCCTGTTGCAGGCGACGATGTGTTATATACAATTTTGCCTGCGTATAATTATAGACCAGATTTGTTAGCAAATGATTTATACGGCAAAAAAGAATTATGGTGGGTTTTTGCACAAAGGAATCCAGACGTATTAAAAGATCCTGTATTTGATTTTGTTTCAGGAACAGAAATTTATTTGCCGCAAGGTAGTAATTTGCAATCACAGTTAGGCATATAATATGGCTATTAATTTCTCAAGAATAATTAATCAAGCAGCACAAGTTTCTAATGCAGTAGCTAGTGTAAATTCTATTACTAAGGCAGCCCAAACATCTGCTTCATCACTTAATAGTGCAGCAAGGGCTTCAGGAGAAATTTCAAAAGCAGCAAATGATATAAGAATTGCAGTTGGCAGTAATTTGAATGTATCAGAAAACGATCTTTTGCAAGTATCAAAAAGTTTTCAACAAAGAGGCCAACTTGATGTATTTGATCCTAGTAGATTAAATAGTCTTGTTTCAAATCCTGGACAAATTGGAAATGTTGCTGCCGCAGCAAGTACAGTTGCTAATGCTATACAGGGTGTTTCAGGTAGAGGAACTGTTAATGTAAACAGTGGATTAACAAGCGGTTTATCAAAAGTTTCTAATACTTTAGGATCTATTGCAGGAGTTGCAAATACCCTGAGTAGAGTAAGTTCTCAGTTTGGTTCTAGTGTTGGATCTATAAAAAGCAAGTTAAGTTCTTTAAATGGATTTAATATAAGCAGTCTTAATAGTTTAGTTGGATCTTTTGGAGATTTTACAAATTTAGTACAAAATGTTGTAACAGTTGTGCCAAGAGATATTGGAGAATTAATTGGTGCAGTTGGCGGTGAATTTGATCGTTTGAGACAACTTGCAGAACAAGGTGATCTTTCTGGTATAACAGGAGACTTTTTAGACCTTACTTTTAAAAATCCTTGGGACGAAAATCTTGTTAGAAATGCTTCTAGCGGAGGAACTGTTAGTGCAGGCACTGCAAAGAGTAGAATTCCAAATCCATTACGTGAAGCAATTTCTTGGAATTATATTATTACACTTGGTATATTAAATGACAGCGAATTTAATTTTCCAAGTCAGTATAGAGAAACAGATTTTACACAAACCTACATACTTAAATCTGGCGGCGGAAATTTAGGTAAAAGATATAAAACCTATTTAGAAGGCGATCAAGATGCTGAATACTATATAGAAAATTTAGAAATGGATGCCGTTATTGCTCCTAATAGAGCAACTAACGTTGCACTAGGAACATCACTTTCATTTGAAGTTGTAGAACCCTATTCAATGGGACAATTTATTGAGGCAATAATTGGCGCTTCGTCAGAGATTGGATATGCAAATTATACTGATGCTCCGTTTTGTTTAAGAATAGATTTTGTAGGCTGGGACGAATATGGAGAATCTGCAGGAACATTTACACAACCGATTTATATACCTATTTTAATTACGAAAATAGAATTTTCAGTAACAGGAAAAGGAGCAATGTATACTGTAAAAGCTGTTCCTATGAGCGAAACAGGACTAGACGATAAAATCCAAGAATCTAAAGTTCAAATTCAAGCAGCAGGTCAAAAAGTACACGAAATACTTAATGGCGATGAAAAGAGTGTACAAGCAGTTTATAACGAAAGAGTACAAGAATTAGAACAAGCAGGAACGACAATCCAAGAAGATAGATATATTATTGCATTTCCAAAAACTCCAGATGCACTAGTTAATATTGTAAAAAACGCCGGAGGCGATCTAGCTGGTTCAACTTCTTTAACCGTCGATGCACCTGAACAACAAAGAAGAGAAAAAGGGATGGCTAATCCTGAAATTGACAGAAGCACTGAGAAAAAACAGCAAGGTATTGAAGACAATTCTGTACAAGCACCTAGCAATTTATTTACAGTATTAAAAGCTTATGCATCGGACACAGGCAGTATGAATCCTATTGGTTTAAGTGACTTAGTAATTGATACTAACGCTCCAGGAGATACTCCACAAGCTGAACAGGATGCAACTTATGACGAATTCGGAGATGTAGTAGATTTAGGATCTTCCGAAGCAGCAGCAGCTGAAAAAGGCAGAGTTTTTAGATTTCGACAAGGTGAAACAATAACAGATATAATAACAAAAGTTTTGTTAGATAGCGAATATTGCAAAGAAAAATCTACTGAAGAATCTACAAACGGAACTAAGCAGTGGTTTAAGATTGATACACAAGTTTTTATAGACAGAAACCCTGCCGCAGAACTACAAAGAGGCCGCTCACCAAAAATTTATGTTTATAGTATATTACCTTATTTCACAGATGAAGCTAAATTTTTAGCACCTACACAGTCTCCATCAAATACTGAAGGATTAAAAGCGTTAGCACCTAAAGAATACAATTACTTTTATACCGGACAAAATGAAGATGTTTTGAATTTTGATATATCATTTAATAATGCATTTTTCCAAGCAGCATTTGCTAACTATGGTCAAAACAGCGGTACAGTCGCTTTAGATGGAGCTAATAAGAAAACATTACAAAATAGTAACGAAGTAAAAGGTAGTGAAGTTGTTGTAGAAGGTGGTGGTGGAAAAAGAGAACCCGGCGCCCAATTTAAAGAAACAAATGAAATGAGATATAATGCTGCATCAGTAAGCGGAGATATGAGGCAACGCATAGCAGAACAATTTCATAATACACTTATAAACTCTCCTGCAGATATGGTAACGGCTGAAATGGAAATATGGGGAGATCCGTTTTTCTTACCACAACAAACAGGTAACTTTGTAGGAACGCCTACAGGTAATCCAAATGTCCTTGCTGAACAAACTATGAATTATTTGCAAAACGAAGTGATGTGTATTGTAAATTTTAAAACACCATTTGATTATCAAATTCAAGGTGCAACAATGGAGTTCCCGCAAACTGTACCTCAATTTAGTGGGTTATATTCTATTTGGGCTGTGACAAATACGTTTAGCAGAGGTCAATTTAGACAAACATTAAAACTTATACGCCGTCGAGGACAAGATGACACTCCAACTACAAGCAATGTTCCGATTAAACCAAGTGACGACAAAAATATTAAAGAAACTACTGATGGAACATTAGGAGCCAATGGTGAGGGTGCAGGCGCAAACAATTCTGTAAATAGCACAGCAGGAGCATCAAATCCTTGTGATATAACATCTCCTGTAAATGCAGTGCAAGCAGTTCAAAATATAACGCAAGCATCTGCAGAGGATTTGTTAATGAGTATGCCGGTATTTAATAATAAGTCAACAACAGCAGGAGATGATGTAGTGTTTAGTCAACCCGTAATTCAAATAGGCGAATTTGCTTGGACGCCTAACCAAAATATATTTGCAAGTGCGCCAAAAGCAGCTAAACAAGCTGCCGCAGCAGTAACACAGGCTACTTCTACAGTTCAACAAATTGAAAAAACATTACAACAAGCAAATATTGTTGCAAACGCTAGACCTTCAGGACCAGGCGGAAACGGAGGAGTTTAATGCCAGCGGTTACAATAACAGACCAAGAAAAATCTTTGCTAGATTTAATTGCAAAAGGTGAAGCTGTCGCAGGCGCAGACCCTTATACAAGTTTGTGGCCTGGAAGTTCGGAACCAGCACTAGTTCAAATGACTTGTGCTGAAGTACAACGCTTCCAACAACAACGAATAGACAACGGATTTAGATCAAGTGCTTGCGGAAGGTATCAGTTTATTAAAAGAACACTTACAGCAGCAATTGAAACACTTGGAATAGACCCTTTAACTACAAGATATACTGCCGATGTGCAAGATGCACTAATTATAGGTATTTTAAAAAGATATAGAAGACTAAATGATTGGCTTGCTGGTACTTACGCTACAGATAAATTTATGATTAAACTTGCACAAGAATTTGCAAGTATGCCTGTACCTTATGCTATGCAAGGACAGTCAAGAAGAGTTAATAAAGGACAAAGTTATTACGCAGGCGACGGTTTAAATAGAGCTAGTCACAATCCCGATACGTTATACCAAGAATTAGAAGAAATAAGAACAGGCGAAGTAGGCGAATCTACACTAGTTGATGTAAATTCTGATGGTCCAAGTGGTGCTATACCAGAAACAGGACAAAGTCCTAGAACACAAGTTGCTAGAGCAGCAGCAGGTACGGGTGTAGGTTCAGTCTCTGGTACAGGACGTCCTGGATCTCAGCCAATAGGAAGAACTTCACTTCCTGGCGGAGTAGCTGTTTATGTATACGAACCTACTGATCCTTTAGATGATAGATATGATTTTAGGACCGGAACAAAAGTAAAAGACTTATTAGTTCACGGCACCGGAGCAGCAGCAGCAACACCCCACGTTGAAACAAATGTAGGTCCGTCAAATGTTGCTGTAACTAATACAGGTGTAGTTCCTCCCGGAACAGATTCAGACCTAACTGATCCTAGAGGCAGAGATCAAATTCCTGAAAGTGCTCCTGCACCAAGTGATACAACAGATCCATTAGAAGCGTTTGGAGGTGAAGGAGCTCCTGTAGAAGATAATATTGATCCAGATGCAGCAGATCCTAGAGGAACAGATCAAAGAAGTATACCTACGCCAGAAGAACAAAATCAAGTTTTAGAAGGTCGAGCTCCACCTCCACCACCTCCACCACCGACACAACAACCGTGTCCAGAGCCAATAACACAAAGTACTACTACTTCGATTGCAGGTTCTTCTTGGACAGATAGTAGCGGAGTAGGAGTAGGATAAAAAATGTCAGGAAATTATACAAGAACTACAGCAGAACTTACCGGAGTTTATGATAGTGGACCTTACGAAGCTATTGTAACAAACCATCTTGATACTAAAATGATGGGTACATTAGAAGTAGAAATTTTACGTTATACAGGTGCCGGCGGCACCCCTGAACGTAGTGGACAATTATTAAACGTAAAATATCTTAGTCCATTCTACGGAGTAACACCTGTGTTCGGGTTACAAGAACAAGACGGATATCAATATTCTCAAAAAAGTTATGGATTTTGGGCTGTTCCTCCGGATATAGGCACTAAAGTTCTTGTAATATTTGCAGAAGGAAATACAAATTTTGGATATTGGATAGGTTGTATTCAAGATGATTATATGAACTTTATGGTTCCTGATGGAAGAGCATCTACATCAATGACCACTGAAGTTACACCTCAACCGTTAAAAGGTGCAAAGTTGCCTGTAGGCGAATATAATAAAAAAATAGAAACAGGCGAGCTTATTGATACAAACTTATTTAATAAACCTTACAATAAAGATTTTACAAATGTTTTAGAAATCCAAGGTTTGATTTTTGACGAAACTAGAGGAACAACGTCAACTAGTGCTCGTAGAGAAATACCTAGTGGTGTTTTTGGTTGGAGTACACCAGGTCCCCAAGATAAAAGAGCAGGAAGTCCAAGAGTAGATGTTGGTACTACTGGTAGAAAAGCAAATATCCCGTATAATAGACTAGGCGGATCTAGCTTTGTAATGGACGATGGCAATGATAAACTTGTTAGAGCAACACACGCTGAAGACGGACCACCTAGATATCTTAATAGATTAAATGGCGAAACTGGCGGCGACGAAACTATACCTCATAATGAATTAATTAGATTGCGTACTAGAACAGGTCATCAGATACTTTTACATAATTCAGAAGATCTAATCTACATAGCGAACAGCCGCGGAACAGCTTGGATTGAATTAACATCAGATGGTAAAATTGATATTCACGCCCAAGACAGTATTAGTATAATGTCAGACAACGATATAAATTTTACAGCAGAGAGAGACTTTAATATAGAAGCTGGAAGAAATATTAATTTATCAGCTACTGCAAGATGGAGTGATGGTCAACAAGATTTCGACGGAAAGGAAAGCGGAAGAGTACACATAGAAAGCAAGTTTAATACTAAGTTACACGTAGGAAAAGATTATAAACTTACAGTTGTAGGCGAATCTGATACGAATGTAAGTTTAGGTATGAAAACCACAGTAAAACAAGATTACCAAGTACATAGTAATAGAAACATAAGACTCAAAGCAGATAGAACAATGCATCAAAAGAGTGGTGCAAGTACGTTTCGTTATGCAGGAGTTAATATGCACGATCTTACAGCTGGTTTAAGATACGACAAATCCGCAAGTTATAATTTATCAACCACTGGCGCAGGAATGGACAGTGGAGATTGTAGATTCCGTATTAATGGTAATATGGAAGGAAAAATAACCGGATGGGATCACAGAGATATTGATGGAGATTTAAGCCTTAAAGTTACTGGTAACATTGTAACAGAAACCGAAGCAAATATGACAGATATTAGTGGCGGAAATATGCACCAAGAAGCTACTGGGTCGCATCACGTTATTACTGCACAAAGTTCATATCATAATGCTGCAACAAATGTAAATGTTCAAGCAGTAGGAGTTATACAAGAAGATGCAGATCAAATACATTTAAATAGTGGATTAAGTAGCGCAGCATCTGAAGGTGATGATCCTATTGTTTCACTTACAGCATTTGATGCAACAGAAGCATCCGATCCTCAAGATGCAGCTCCGATATCTCCACTTACAACAGTAGTATTGCCATATATGTTCCCCGGTGCGCAACAGCCTGTTCCTTATGAAAGTATACTAACTCGTGCTCCACAACACGAACCCTGGATGCATCACGAAAATATGAATCCAGCATCATTTAAGAAAGAACAAACAGATAGAGAAAGTCCTGGACCGCTTAATCCTTCTACACGTATTGAAAGCCCAGATACATTTAACAAAAATAAAGCAGTTAATACAACATCAAGAACAGTAGTTGGATCTGGCGGCAACGGCGGAGATTTTGACGGTCGAACTGGAGACGGTAATGTAAACAGAAATCCAAATTCAACACAGCGTAGTGATACACAATTTGATCCTAACGGCCAAGGTAAACTTGTTACAGTTTATGCTAGACGAGCAGGACTAAGTTGCCAAGTTGCAGAAGTATTCCAGAAGAATTTCCAAGACTTCTTAGACGAGTTTGAAGCCACCGGATATGAAATTAAACAATTAGGCGGATATGCATATAGAGAAACTATTACTGGAAGGGCCTGGAGTTGTCACGCTAGTGGTGCAGCGATTGACATTAATTGGCCTAATCCGGTGAGAGATACATATCCAAATGGTTTTTATGATCCACGACCTGCTAACGCACCTATGACAGATATGCCAGCAAATACTAAAGAAATTGCTAATAAACACGGATTAGGCTGGGGCGGCGCTTGGACTAGCTTAGACGATGCTATGCACTTCAGTGCCCATACACAAGAAGGCGGCGCATATACATTCCCAAGAGACGGAACAATACCTGCAGGCCCATCTAATTATAACGAAACAACACATCCGATTGTTGACGAAGAAAGAGGAAACGATCTAGAAGAACCTTCAGATCAGGATGAAACAAATTTACCAGGACCGCAAAATAGTGACGGTACCCCTAATAACGAAGGGTAAATACAATATGAGCGAATTAGAAAAAAATTTATATAAACGTGTTACTGTTACTAACTCTAAAAGGACTGCTAAAAAAGGCAGAGCTTACAGAGGGTTCAGTACCCTTGCTATAGGCAAAAAGGGATATAGTTTATATGATTTTGAACTAATCAAACAGGATTTGATTAACCACTTTCATATTCGTCAAGGGGAAAAATTAAGTAATCCTGCGTTTGGTTGTATAATATGGGATCTACTATTTGAACCGTTTACTCCTGCTATACAAGAAGCTATTATAGAAAATGTTACAAATATTGTAAATTATGATAAAAGACTCCAAGTTAATGAAGTTATTGTAGATACCTACGAACAAGGTATAAGCATTGAATGTAACCTAACATATCTTCCGTATGACATTTCTGAAAGTTTAAAATTTAAGTTTGATCAAGCTAACGGCTTGCTGTAAAAATTAAATACGCACTTTTTCATAACAGATAAATATTTTTAAGTTTAACAAGGAAAAAGCTATGTCGTCAAGCGAAAGACAATCCAGACTACTTGTAGCAGAAGATTGGAAAAAAATATATCAAAGTTTTAGAAATGCTGATTTTCAAAGCTATGATTTTGATAATTTACGTAGAACAATGATTAATTATCTACGTCAAAATTATCCAGAAGATTTTAACGATTATATTGAATCTAGTGAATATCTTGCACTAATTGATATGATTGCATTCCTTGGGCAAAACTTATCGTTCCGTATTGACTTAAACGCTAGAGAAAACTTCCTTGAAACAGCAGAACGCAGAGAAAGCATACTACGACTTGCACGTATGCTTTCTTACAATCCCCGTAGAAATCAACCTTCTAGAGGATTGTTGAAATTAGCCACAGTAAAAACTTCGGAAAATCTTACTGACAGTACAGGTGCTCAATTAGCTGGAAGAGTAATCAAGTGGAATGACCAAACAAATACAAATTATTTTGAACAGTTTATTAAGATTCTTAATGCTGCATTGCCTGTTACTAATTCAATAGGTAGTCCATTAAAAAGCGAAAACATCGATGGTGTACAAACACAAAAATACAGATTCAATGCTACAAATACTACAAGTGCAATATTTCCATTTTCAAAAAATATAGAAGGTATTAGCACTGTTTTTGAAATAGTTAGCACTGATATACAAGGTGATGTTATAATAGAAGAGCCGCCTGTTCCAGGAACTAGTCCTGCATTTTTATTTAGAGATGATGGACAAGGCGCTGCAAGTGTGAACACAGGATTCTTTATGCATTTCCGTCAGGGCAAATTAGATACTGGTAATTTTTCAATTTCAAATCCTATTCCTAATCAAATTATTGCTATAGATGCAGAAAATATTAACAATGATGATATATGGTTATACAATACAGATTCAAATGGCTTTGAAACAACTTCTTGGACAAAATTATCTAGTGTAGAAGGTAATAATGTTATATACAACAGCTTGTTTGAAGGTATAAGAAATGTATTTGCAGTCACAACTAGAATAGGCGATAGAGTAAACTTAGTATTCAGTGACGGAGTATTTGGAAACTTACCTTCAGGTAACTTTAAAGTGTTTTATAGAACAAGTGCAAACACAAATATGGTAGTAACACCTGCAAGCATAGGCAATGTAAATATCGAAATCCCTTATCAAGGTAGAAACGGAAATCTTGAAACACTAACTTTAGGATTTAGATTAAATTATACAGTATCTAATAGTACAACTACAGAAACAAATACAAGTATAAAACAAAATGCACCTGCAACTTATTATACACAAAACAGACTTATAACGGCTGAAGATTATAACATAGGACCTTTAGCTATAAGTCAAGATATCATTAAGACAAAATCAGTGAACAGAATATCAAGTGGTATCAGTAGATATTTTGATTTAATAGACGCAAGCGGAAAATATTCAAATACAAGTTTATTTGCAGACGATGGTGTAATTTATAAAGAGTTTTTTGATTCAACATCTACATTTACATTTGTAACACAAAGTGATATTGAGGGAGTAATTTATAATACTATAGAAGGTATTATACAATCTACAAATTTACGTAATTTTTATTACAGCGAGTATCCTAGAATATCTACATTAGATCTAAATGCTGTTTGGAAAAATAGCTATCAAGCAACAGACCAAAATACAGGCACGTTGTCTTCCGGTGCCGATAGCCAGTCGAAGTTTAAAACAGGAACTTTTACATCAAATAATTTAAGATTTGTAGAAGCAGGATCAATGTTAAAATTCCAAGCACCTAAGCTAAATGGTACGCAACAATATTTTTTACCTAATGGCTCATTAACTACAAATGCAGAAGAATTTGGTGCTTCTATGATTAGATGGACTAAAGTCTTTTCAGTTGCAAATGAAGGCGACGGAGTGCTTAATAACATTGGAGACATTGTATTAACAGACGTAATAAATGAAGATAGTATATTAGTAGAAATAGTTGCAAAATTTAGTAAGATACTTAATAATGATACTAAAGTACAAATTATTGATCAAGCATTTGCTTACAAAGATTTTGCATTAAGATATGATATTGAAGAAAGAGATTGGAAAATAGTATTAAATGAAAATATCAATACTATTAATAATTTTGCTTTAGGTAAAGCCGGTGACGCTACTGGAGAAAATTTAGATTCGAGCTGGTTATTATATTTTAAAACTGATGGAGAAAAGTATACTGTAAAAAATAGAAATCAAAGATACATTTTTGAAAGTGAAAATGAGATTAGATTTTTCTTTGATAATGCTGATAAAATATATGATCCTAAAACAGGAAAAATTGTAAGAGACCAAATCAAAGTTTTAAGTATTAACAAACAAGCAGGCGGAACATCTTCTTATAGCCAAGATTATGTTTGGAGTATTAGCGATGCATATAGAGACAAAGAAGGTTATGTAGATTCAAGAAAAATACAAATTCAGTTTTTTGACTTAGATGATGACGGAGCAGTTGATAATCTTGATCTTTTTTATGAAATAGTAGACGAAAATAATAGTGATATTACTGTAGCTAATAAAACAGTTTTTCAAAAAAAATACACTACTACTGATGGCGTAGAAGATTTTAAATTTTTTAATAATACCTCTAGCGAAATAAAAATAGTTACAAATGAGAATGCAATTGGATCATATTCTACTCATAAAGATAGACAAGTTTTTTACCTTGTAGAAGAAAAAGTTTTCAAACAACTTGATAAAACAGCTAGTAATTTAACAATTAATACAGATTATAAAGCATATGTTGGACGATCAAACTTAAAATTCCATTATATTCACGTTGCTGATAGTTCTTATAGAATTGATCCAAGTGCAAGTAATATTATTGATACATATATCCTTACAAAAAATTATGATATAGATGTAAGGAAGTATATCAGCGGAGCATTATCATTAATGCCCTTACCACCTAGCAACGATATTTTAACAAGATCATACGGATCAGAAATAAATGCAATAAAATCAATAAGCGACGAAGTTGTCTATCATCCAGTTAAGTATAAAGTATTGTTTGGAAGTAAGGCGAAAGAAGACTTGCAAGTAAATTTCAAAATTGTTAGAAATAAAGACTTAGTTGTAAACGAAAATGAACTAAAGGCCGATATTATTTCTGCTATTGACACTTTCTTTGAATTAGAAAATTGGGATTTCGGCGAAACATTTTATTTCCAAGAGCTTAGTGCTTACATTATGAATACTCTTAGTCCAAAACTACAAAGTATTATAATTGTACCTAAAAAAGCTGATCAAAGTTTTGGTAGTTTATTTGAAATAAAATCAGAATTTGACGAAATTTTTATAAGTGCTGCAAAGGTTTCTGACATAGAAATTATTGATGAAATAACAGCAACGGAAATAAAAGCAAGCGGAAAAGTTGTAACAAGTGTTTCTACAAGCACAACAACTGACATAGCAAGTTCTAGTAGTTCTAGCACTACAACAAATTCCGGCGGTTTAACAAGTACAACAAACACTACTAGTAATAATAGCGGAGGAACTAGTTACTAATGTCCTATAATGATAACTACAATAACGAAAGTTCATTGCCAGACGATACAAATAAAAATCGAACAGCAAGTGACTTTTTACCTAAATTTTTCCGCTCTGAAGCAAATAGAAAATTTTTACAAGGAACAATAGATCAGCTTATCCAACCCGGTGTTGCTGAAAAAATTAATGATTATGTAGGAAGAAAAACTGCTAAATCTTACAAATATTCTGACAATTATTTAGGTGATATCACTCCAGAAAGAGAAGCTTATCAATTAGAACCTGCAACTATTATAAAAGATAATCTAGAAAACATTACTTTCTATAAAGATTATAACGATTATCTTGGTACATTGAATTACTTTGGCGGAAATACAAAAAATCATAGTAGATTAAACAGTTCTGAATATTACACTTGGAATCCAGGCATAGATTGGGATAAATTTGCAAATTTCCGTGAATACTATTGGATGCCTAACGGACCATTATCTATTCCTGTAAGAGGACAAAGTCAAGATATTGTTAGTACATATACGGTTACAACAGAAGATCAGGGTGATAATGTTGCTTACGTATTTAATGACGGATTTGTACGTAACCCGTCTATAAAATTGTATAGAGGTCAGACTTACAGATTTGAAATTAATACACCTGATCATCCTATGGCTATAGCTATAAGCAGAACATTTACTCCTGGCACAGCAATACTTACTGCTGGTACAGAAGGTATTAGAGATTCTGGATTGTTTGATGCAAATCTATATGACGCAAATAATTTAAGTTATGATGTAGGAGAATTTATTGTATTACCTGAAAGTGGAAATGTTACATTTACTGAAGGAGATAATGTTTCTACTCTTTATCCTGATGGTATTAGAAAACTAGGAGAAGACGGCGAAGAAGTTGCAGTTGTATATATTTCTAACGGAACAATAGAATTTACTATTCCGTTTAATGCCCCAGATAGATTATATTATATTTCACAAAATGATATTGACACAAGTGGTGTTTTTAGAATTTACGATATAGAAGAAAATACTTCACTAGATGTACAAAATGAAATATTAGGTAAAAAAACTTATACAAGTTCTAACGGCGTAACTCTTTCTAATGGAATGAAAATTAGATTCCAAGGAAATATTACACCAAAAATATATGAACAAGATCAATGGTATGTTGAAGGTGTAGGAGACAAGATAACTTTAATTAACGAAAAGGATGTTATAATACCCTCCGGATATACGCAAGATATTCTTATACCTTTTGATTCCGACCAGTTTGATGCATTGCCTTTTTCAAACGCAAGTGCATATGCCACAGATAAAGATTATATTATCATAAACAGAGCAAGTAAAGATAAAAATGCTTGGTCTAGATATAATAAATGGTTTCATAGAGATGTAATAGAACAAAGTTATAAATTTAATAATATTCCTATCAATCTAAATGAAGATTTTAGGGCTCGCAGGCCAATTTTAGAATTTGAAGCCGGATTGAAACTTTATAATTACGGAGTTTTTGCTAAATCAGACGTTGACTTAGTTGATACATTTACAACTGACGTTTTCTCTACAATCGAAGGTCAGCTAGGATATAATATAGATGGTGTAAATCTAGCAGAAGGAATGAGAATACTTTTTACTGCTGATACAGATTTATTAGTTAACGGTAAAATTTTTATTGTAAAATTTCTAACAATTAACAATCAAAGACAAATATCTTTAGTAGAAGCTGAAGATAGCCAACCTTTAGATTTAGAAACTGTATTTGTTAAAAATGGAACCAAAAATAGTGGTAAAACGTATTTTTATGAAAACAGCGTTTGGAAAGTAGCACAAGAAAAAAATAAAGTAAACCAACCTCCTATGTTTGATTTATGTTGTCCACAAGGCAATCCTTACGGAGATTTGGATGTATTTAATTCATCTACTTTTAAAGGTACAAAAATATTTTCTTACAAAGAAAACGAAGATGGATTTATCGATTCAGAATTAGGATTTGCTTTATCGTATCGATCTATAGAAAATTCTGGTGATATATTATTTGATTTTAATTTACAAACTGACAAGTTTACAGTACAAAACAATGATCAAATTGTAACTGTTAACACAGATACTGCGTTTTTAAGAAAATATAAAGATAGAACTACGTTTAATTATGTAAATGGCTGGTCTAATACACCACAATATAGCAAGCAGTATGTAATAGATCAAAGGGTCGTTAGTTTAGAAAAAACAAACGATTTTCCTGTCAGAGTTTTTAAAGATGCCGGTGACTTAAATGATTTAAAAGTAATTGTATACGTTAATAATAAGTTAAAAATTAAAAATACAGACTATGTAATTAACCGTATCAACAAAGAAGCATTAATTAGATTTAATACAGATCTATCTATTAATGATTCAATAATTATTAAAGCCTATAGTAGTGCTATAAAAAATAATTTAGGATATTATGAAGTTCCTATAAATTTAGATAGAAATCCTATGAACGATGACATAGGTGAATTTACTCTAGGTGAAGTAATTGATCACGTAGATAGTATGGTGCCGGAAATTCCTAATTTTATTGGTACGTTTCCCGGAGTAGGAAATATTAGAGATATAGGAAATGTAAGCAAATACGGAAAAAGATTTGTTAAACATTCTAGTCCGTTAAACTTATCTCTTTATCACATTACAAATAAAAATTATAATTTAGTAAAAGCTATCAGGTATTCGAATACTGAATACAATAGATTTAAAAGAATTTTTTTACAAACATCTGAATCTTTAGGTTATGACGGAGAAACAAAGCAGCACGTCGATAAAATTCTACAAGAAATTAATAAAGATAAAGTAAAGTCTCAACCGTTTTACTTTTCAGATATGCTAGGTTATGGTCCTTACAATAGACTAGCATATAAAGTATTAGATTCTAGAATAAGTCAATATGCTCTAAGCAACGCATTTAGCCTTGACGAATTATCAGCAAAAGCTATTAATGTATATTTGAACGGAGTTCAACTTACAGCAGAATTAGATTACAGTTTCAGTAATGACGGTTATGTAATAATTGAAGCAGGACAAACTGAAGATGATATTATTGAAATATACGAGTTTGAAACTACTGACGGTTCTTACATTGCTCCTACGCCGACAAAATTAGGATTGTATCCAAAATACTATCCTGAACTTCTTTTAGATGACACTTACCAAACAGAAAATGCGTTAGACGATAAAAAATATAAAGTTTATGGCGAAGTTTCTGAAGGATTCCAAAACGCTAAAATGCGAGGATGGTTCTATCCTTTGTTTACTACACAACAAGCAGCTAAATCAGCAGACATTGAAAATGGTGGCACAGGAGAAATACACAAACACCAATTTAAAGGTTTAAATGTTACTCTTTATATGCCAAATACTGGAGGAGTTCACGGCGGCGAAGATAATGTTGAAATAGATTCTTATCCAACCGGTATTCCATTTATTAGAGGTCACGACGGAAGTTATGTTAGAGCATACTTAGATTATAGAGATGAATTACTTTTAGAATTAGAAAAAAGAATCTTTAATAATATAAAAGTAAACTATGAAAATACAGGATTAGATGTTGATAAGTTTTTAGGTGATGATAAATCTAATAACGTTTTTTCTAGAGCAGAAATTAATAGTTCATTACTGCAATACTTTAAAAGATGGCTCACATTAGTTGACGCTGATTATTCAGATAATTATTTTTATGATCGCAATAACTCTTTCACATTTAACTATTCAACTGCATTAGATCCTAACGGAAATCTTTTACCTGGTTTTTGGAGAGGAATCTACAAAAGAGCGTTTGGCACAGATAAACCACATTCGCAGCCTTGGGAAATACTAGGAATAAAACGTAAACCAAAATGGTGGGATACAGTATACGGTCCTGCCCCATACACAAGTGATAATTTAATTTTATGGAGAGATATAGAAGCAGGAAAAATTGCTGATCCTGAAAATACAAGATATACAACTCAATATAGCCGACCTGGAATACTTTCACACATTCCGGTTGATTCAAAAGGTAAATTAAAGCCGCCACAACAAAGCGGTTATGTAAAAGGTTTTGTACTTAGACAAAGCACAAACAATTTCAATTTTGGCGACGAGGCCCCAGTTGAAACTGCGTGGAGAAGAAGTTCTGATTATCCATTTGCTGTTATATCTAGTATGTTGTTGAATAAACCTTCGGATACATTAAGTAAAGGGTTTGATGTATCAAGAATTTCAAAAAATCTTGCAGGACAGTATGTATATAATAACAATAAGCATATTAGAACAGACAGTATTGTATTTCCTAATACATATGCTGACAATCAAAGAGTTTTGGCTGCTGGTTTTATCAACTTTATATATAATCTAGTAGCAAATGATATACTCACAATCTACGAAGATTATCAAAATGAAGTAAAGTCAATACAAAACCAATTAGGCTTTAAATTAGGTAGTTTTAGTGATACTTCAAAATTAAATTTAGTTTTAGATAGCCGTAGTCCACAACAACAATTAGAGGAAGGAGGAATATATATTCCTCAAGAAAATTATAAAATTATTTTCAATACTAGTTCTCCTCAAAAAATTGCAACCTATAGTGGAGTTGTTGTAGAAAAAAGAGCTAACGGATTTACTATTAGAGGATATAATAACGAGAATCCATTTTTTGAATATTATACTCCAAGAATAGGTAGTAAATCAGTAAATGTAACAGTTGGTGGTATATCCGAATCTTCTACAGACTGGCAATCTGCAAAGTTTTATGTAAAAGATACAGTAGTAGAATATAATAATAATTTTTATAGAGCTTTAAAAGATCATACGTCAGGTGAAAGTTTTAGTTTACAAAATTTTGTCAAGTTACCTGAACTGCCAACTGTTGGCGGCAAAACTGCTGGTTTTAAACGTAATTTTGATAAAACTGAAGTTCTAAGCTTACAATACGGTACAACACTTTCAACCTCGCAAGATGTAGTAGATTTCCTTCTTGGCTATGGTGAAAGACTACAAGATATAGGTTTTGAGTTTAATTATGTAGAAGGCGAAGGATTAGTTAACAACTGGGATCAAATTTGTAAAGAATTTTTATTCTGGACCACACAAGGATGGGCAAGTGGAACAGTTATTACATTATCACCTGCTGCTAATAGTTTTAACTTTAAACAAGATTATTTTGTAGTTGATAATATAAATGATGCATTTTATCCTTATAGTATTTTGCAAGCTAACGGTGAGCCATTATCTACAGAATTTACAAGTTTACTCAGAAACAAAAATAGTTTTGGTATAGAAACCATTGACACTACCGAAGGATTGTATAGTGCTGCATTACCTCTTGTGCATAAAGAACACGTAGTTGTAATTGATAACAAAACTGTGTTCAATGATGTGGTGTTCGAACCTTCAACAGGTTACAGACAAGAAAGAATCAAAGTCACAGGATATCGTGCAGCTGATTGGAACGGAGGCCTAAATATTCCAGGATTTGTGTATGATGATGCTAAAGTTACAGATTGGACAAATTGGAAAGATTACGCTATAGGTAGTATAGTAAAATATAGACAGTTTTATTATGTAGCTACAAATAATATTCCTGGAACTAACAAATTTAATTCTAATGATTGGTATAGATTAAGCAAAAAACCAGAATCAGAACTAATTACAAATTTTGACTACAGAATTGATCAGTTTAGTGATTTTTATAATTTAGATACAACAGGATTTGATAGTGAATTACAAAAAATGGCTAAGCATCTTACTGGATTCCAAAAAAGACAATATCTTGCAAATATAATTCAAGATGATGTAAGCCAATATAAATTCTATCAAGGATTTATCCAAGATAAAGGCACAAAGAATGCACTAGATAAATTATTTTCTTCTTTAGGTAATTCGGGCCAAGACACATTAGAATTTTACGAAGAATGGGCAATTCAAGTAGGTAGATACGGAAACGTTGATAATAAAAATCAAATAGAAATTAATTTTGAAGAAGAAAAAATTGTTGATTCTCCTCAGGCTATAGAATTAGTAACGTCTCTACCAGACACAAACTATGATCGTCATTATAGAATTTTACCATTTCAAATGTATGATAAGCCAGCTGATTATGATCACAAGCCGTTCCCTACAAAAATACTAGATACGGAGATTATAAAATCGGGTGGTTTTGTTAACGAGGAAGATGTTGCATTTGTAGCAGGAAATAATGCGGAATTGCCTACAGGAGATGTAAATCAGCTTATTTTAGGTTCCTATATTTGGGTAGTTGAACAAGGAGAAAATCCTTGGGCAGTTTATCAACATATAGAATCAGGTGCAAAAGCAATAGATTTTACTGATTTAGAAACTACCGATACAGACGGAAATCAACTTTGGCAAATAAAAATTGATAGATGGCCCGGAGACATAATAAAAGTAGGTGATATTATAGGAGTTAAAGGAGCTCAAGAATATGACTTAAATGGACTTTATATTGTTGATAATACAAATCTTGATAAAATTACAATTAAAACTTCTTCTGACAATCAACCTTCAAGTTTTACAAATGAAAATTTCTTAGTAACTATACTACGCAATGTAAGAGTAAAAGATATTGAAGCAGCAAATACATTAGCACAACAAAAAGTTTATCAAGGACAACGTTTTTGGGTTGAAAATTTTGAAAACAACGATTGGAAAGTAATAGAAAATAATAGTGTTTATGAGGCAAATCAAACAATTATTAACACAAATAGTTTTTTAAATGAAATGCAAGGATTTTCTGATAGCATTGCAGTAAGTAGTGATAATAAGAATTTGTTTATATCATCTTATTCTGATGCAAATGGAAAAGTTGACTATTATAGAAGATCTAATGATGTTCAAGGTTTTGTCATTGATCAAACAATTTTACCTCCAGATACAATCGATGTATGGGAACCGAATAAAGATTATTTAAGAAATAACGTTATTGTATACGATGTTGACAGTACACGCACGTATTGGAAAGCAATTGACAATCATACTAGTGGCACATTTTTTAGTGACACAGAAGCAAGTACTTATTGGGAACAAATTACAAATGCATTTGCGTATTTTGATCCATATAATAGTCAATTCGGAAAATCAATTGATGTTTCTGCAGACGGCGAATTTTTAGCAGTAGGATCTCCAAACGCAAGCTATGTTCCTACTAGATTTTTAGGAGAATTTGATTCAACTCGCACATACATAAAGGGCGATATAGTTAGATATAGAGAAAGTTTATGGAAAGCAAATAGAGAAATATTACCTAAAATCGAAGATCAACCGTTTACTACATTTGACTCTTACATTAACATTACTGAACAACAGGATGCAGATAGCACTACACTTACACTTTTAGTTGCAGGAAATCCTGGTTTAGAAAATAGTGTTGTAGATCATTTCTTAGTTAGAGCTCCTGCTGATATGTATAATGGAACCCAAGTAGGTGACGGAGTATCATTATCTTGGAATTCGAGAAGTTATGCATTTCCAACATTAGATAGATATTTTCCTTTTGATGAAGAAATTTCAGAACTAAGTGCTGCTTATATTTCGCAAGAACACATTATACAACAAAAGATTGATAACATTTTCTTTTTAGAAACATTTGTAACACTTCCTAATGTTGGTGATAGAATAGAAACTGACACAGGTTCAGGAATAGTCTATTATAGAGCTACTCTAGGTGATAGTGCAGTAATTTATATTACTGATGCAAATGGTGTCTTTCCAATTACTGGCGAAATGTTTACTGATAATAAAGATTTTGTAGGCTTTTATACAGAAGAAAATACTTATTCTACTACTGACTCTGTAGGCGGTTACTGGTTGTTTAAAACATATGATATCGGCCAAGACCCTGTACCAACTCACGTAGTTCCTAATTTTTCTGGAGATACATTTACATATAGTAATAACAGTAGATACTATGATGTAGGTAGAGGATTGGTTTATTCTGATGTGAGACGTATTTCCGAAATACAGGAAAATCATCCTATTAATGCTTATAGTAATATTCAAGATACTGTAGGAACAATTGGACCATACCTTAATAGAAAAAATCAAGCTAGTTTTATTACCCACTTATCTTTTAATGGTGATAATGGAGGAGTAAATAGTCCGTATCCTAGTAATAAGTTTGTAGTAAGATTGTCTAAAACATATTCTGATTTACTGTATCCTAGATTTTTATCAGAAGGACCTAATAATCTTTCTATAGAAATGAAATATTATGATAATCCAGATTATGATATAAGCTCTACTGGCTTACAAGTATCTGACTTAACAAAAACTCATAGCATTAATGATATGTGGGACGGGTTTATTGAATTTGATTTTACTGAATTTGACTTCCAAGGTAATGTTTTTGAACCAGAAATTGGAGATATTCTAGTCGATGTACAAACACCTAGAGATGGCCAAGGTGGTTTAGCTGTAACAAGTTCAACTACAAGTGCAGCTGAAGTTGTTTATTATCAAAGAAACTTTAATAGAATAAGAGTTTACGTTAAATTACGTACAGATATTGCTTCAGGCAATTGGTCACAGTTAACAAATATTGGAAGATTCCAAGTCAAACGTTTATCTAATCCAACCTTACGTGGTGCTGGAGATCCTGATCAAGTTATTGGTACTATTTTAGATATTAATGATGATATAGCATTAGGAACATCACTTATTGGAAAACTTTTAGTTATCGAAGCAGATTCAACATTTCCAGCAGTAGATAATTGGGATGATATTATTCCGATAGTTGATCAAGAATATTATTTTTATAATGAAGATACATTAACTGGTATTGATAGAGAGCAAAATGCACCGTACTCTTTGAATAAAGACTACACTCAAATTTATAATATTCCTGCAGACAGAACTGGTACTGGCGGTTTTGAAAACCAAGGAGCCGTGACAATTTATAGAAGAGATGTTTCAGGATTATATCAACTACAAATAGTGTTAACGTCTGAATATGCTGGAAAAGATAAACAGTTTGGTTCTAATGTTAAGATAACGAAAAAGAATAATTTATATAAACTATTAATTTCTAATGAACCTACAGGAGATGCAAGAAATGATCCATACGAATGGAGGAAAAATCCTGGTGCTATAGAAATTTATAATCACGGTGTATTTGAAGATCAAACTTTTAAAGGAGATTATCTTCTCGGAGTTGAATACCTAACTGGCGATGTAGTTCTTTATAAAGATGACTATTTTGCTGCAAGAAAAACAATATCATCTTCTAGTAATGAAATTAATAATTCGATATTTTGGAATAAAATATCTTGGAGACGTAGTAAAGATTCTAACTACAGAGGCGCCTTTAACAATCTATATTCTTATGCAGAAGGAAATATAGTATTACAAGATGGATTATTCTGGAAGGCACTTACTAATATTAGTGCTGGAGCTGTATCACCAAATTCACTTAACAGTTCTTGGCAGCAGCAAATTGCAACAATAGATTATTTAGGTTATCTACCAAATTTATCTGGGTTTAACTATCTTGCAGAGCAAGTTTTTGATCCAGATGAAAATATTGAGCAGTTTGCAGATAGCTTTGAGGTTAGTGAAGATGGAGAAACATTAATAGTTAAATCTAGACAAGTTTTATCTGATAGTAGTTATGAAGTTTCTCTTGTTGTTTATAATTTAGAAAACAAAAAATATACGTTAAAACAAATAATTAAAGCACCGGCATCAGGACAAACATTACAAGATAATGATAATGATAGATGGCTGAAAGACGCTAATAATAGTAACATACCAGCAGTATATCAAGACACTAATCCTGCAGGATTGCATTATACAACAAATCAAGATGTCGTAGGTACTAGAGTTCCTAATCCAAATGCTACTCCGGAAGTATATATTGATTCTAATAAATGGGCTGATAGTATTAGTTTGTCTCCAGATGGTTCAGCATTAGCAGTAAGTGTCCCATATATTGATACTGAGAAAGAAGAACAAGGCGAAGTTTGGATTTATAATTTTGATTACGATAATAGTTATTATGGAATTGTTAATAATGATGTGACTAATCCAACGTTTGTGCTAAGATCGCCAAATAACGAAGAAGTTGAAAAATTTGGTTCTACTATCAGTTTTGGCAAAGATAATTTAGTTATATCAAGTTTAAACGGAGATATGAATATTCCAACTAGATTTGATACATTTGTTAATACAATTTCTGATGATAGTTATATTTTAGATTCTGATACAGATGCTAGAACGCCAACAACATTTGATATCGGTTATACAACCTTTGCCAACAAAAAAGTAGACAGAGGCACAGTATACATATTTGAAAAATTAGGTAATGGGTTTATATATTCAGAACAACTTATATATCCGTCGGTACAATTTGAATTTGGAAAAAATTTAAAAGCTAAAAATAATCACATTTATGTGGGTGTACCTAACGCTATAAATCCTTTAGGTGACGAAAGAGGTTATGTAATTGACTATCGTAAGCCAAAAAATAAACTTGCTTGGACTAATAAAAGAAGTAGCCAAGTTCCAGTTGATATAGATAAAATTGATGGAGCATTCCTATATAATAAAAGAACAAACGAAATTATTTCTTACATAGACTATATTGATCCTATTCAAGGTAAAATTGCAGGAACAGTTGATCAAGAAATTACATATAAACTTAATTTAGACCCAGCTAGATATAATGTTGGACCATTAGCAGATAGTGATGTTGATCCTAAAGTAGCTTGGACTGACAAAAATGTAGGACAGGTTTGGTGGAATATTACTAATGCAAGATTTAGTTATGCATATCAAGGAACTACAACATTCCAGAAAAATGAATGGAATAGATTACTTCCAGGATCAACAATAGATATTTATGAGTGGGTAGAAAGTGACTATCTACCTAGTCAATGGAATCAGCTTGCAGATACTGACAATGGCATAAAACTAGGTATCAGTGGTACAGCTATCTACGGAGACGCTAAGTATAGTGCCAAATTATCATACAACGAAGTAAGTAAAACTTTCAGCACCAAATATTATTTCTGGGTAGAAAACAAACAAACAGTTCCAAGGGTAGAAAATAGAAATATAAATCTATTAACTATGGTAGGTTTGATTGCAAGACCTAGACAATCGGGCTATAGATTTTTAAGTTTAATTGGAAATAATAAGTTAATCTTAAATAATTTTGATAAACTAATAACCTCAGATGATTTGGTTCTCAATATTAGATATAAAAAAGAAACTGGAAAATCTCAAAACGAGCATAAACAATATCAAATTATTTCTGATAAGTTGCCTACTAGCAAACCGAATTCAGATATAGAACGCAAATGGATAGACAGTCTTATCGGAGTAGATACTCAACTAAGACGTGTTCCTGATATAACTATTCCTGTAGCAAAAAGAATTGGTATACAAAATAGACCAAGACAGGGTATGTTTGTCAATAGAGTAGAAGCTTTAAAACAAACTATAGAAAGAATTAATTATGTGTGTTCAAAAAATCTTATTGTAGATGAAAAGAATTTATCTAGATTATTTGAAAATGAAATTAAACCTACAACTATTAGTAATAGATTTGATGTAGAGATTGATACATATGAAGAATTAGCATTTGTAAGTACCAACAAACTTACACCTGCAGTGCTTACACCTGTAGTAGTAAATGGAAAAATATTAAGGATAATAATCACAAATCCTGGAAGAGGCTATAAAGTTCCTCCTAGCTATGATATTGAAGGCGAAGGATCTGGAGCAGCTTTTGACATTACTATTAATAATTTAGGACAAATTACAGATGTAACTGTAACTGCACAAGGTTCGGGATATAAAGAAAATACAATCATAAACACTCGTAAATTTAGTGTATTAATTAATTCTGACAATACAGCATTTAATAAGTGGACAATTTATGATTGGAATAATACTTTAAACAAATGGACTAGAACTGCTATACAGTCCTATGATGTTAGCGTGTATTGGGATTATATAGATTGGTATGACGAAGGTTACAATCAGTTTACAAATGTAAAATACAGTGTTGACAACTCTTATGAATTACCTAGTATAAATGATTCAATAGGAGATATTGTTAAAATAAACAATGTAGGTTCCGGAGGTTGGCTACTATTACAAAAAGTTTCCAATGAACAAACTGAAGATTATACAATTAACTATTCAACAGTTGGCAGACAAAACGGAACTATAGAATTTAAATCTAGTCTTTATGATTTTATAAAGAATTCTATTGGTTATGATAATACAAGTTTTGATAGTTCATTCTATGATACTAATCCGGTTAAAGAATTACGCATTATATTTGATACTATTAGAGATTACATTTTTACCACAAATCTTGAAATAGAATATAATCAATTATTTTTTGCAAGTTTGAGATATATTTTATCTGAGCAGGCTCGTGTAGATTGGATGTTTAAAACTAGCTTTATATCAGCTAAACATAAATTAGGTACATTAGAACAAAGCCCTACATTTAAGTATAGTAATTTAGAAGATTACGAATCTTATGTGAAAGAAGTAAAACCTTATAGCACAAACATAAGAGAATTTGTTGATAATTACGAAAATTTAGATAACACTAATAGTGTAACAACTGACTTTGACAATGCACCTTATTTTAACGATGAAATTGGAAGAATTTCGTCAAGCAACGCTAGTATCACCCAAGATATAATAATAGGTGACGAATCTAACACTGCTCAATATCCAAGAAAACATTGGAGAGATAATTTAGGTTATCAAATTAAAGAAATAAATGTAGCAGAGCCTGGTACAGGTTATACTTGGACACCAGTTGTAAATATCAGTGGCGGCGGCGGCTCAGGAGCCAAAGCAAAGGCAGTTTTAGGATATGGTAAAATAACTAAAATTATAGTTACAGATCCCGGCAATGGCTACACTAGTCTTCCTACGGTAACTATAGAAGGGTCTCAACAGGAAAATAGTATTCAAGCCAAAGCAGTTGCAGTCTTAGGCAACGGAAAAGTTAGATCTCCGCACATAAGAGTTAAATTTGATAGACTGTCTGGAACATATACTTACGATACTATCCAAAAAACAGCATCATTTACAGGAACAAATATTAATACAGTTTTCACTCTACCGTTTCCTATGGATCTTGAAAATACAAAAGTAAAAGTATATATTAATAAGGTCGAACAACTTAGAAGCAAATACACATACGAAAATGTAGTAGATAATTCAAAAGGATTTGCTGTAGAAAAAGGTAGAATTAACTTTACAACGCCGCCGGCTACTGATGATTTGATATATATTGAATATCAAATACCTCTAAGTATGTTAGGTGCCGAAGATAGAATTTTACATTCATATAATCCTTTGAGTGATATGTACGGAAAAGATCTTTCTCAGTTAATGACTGGTATAGATTATGGCGGTGTTGAAGTTAGAAGTTATGAGTTTGCAGGAGTGTCAGGTTGGGATTCTAAAGGATGGTATACCGATTATTGGGACGAATTTGACGATACTTTTGAAGATGAAATCTTTGTTGCAGATCAATCAACTGTTGCAGTTCAACTCAGTTCTCCGTTAGAATCGGGTGTCGAATATAATGTTTATAGAAGAAAATATAGTTCAGTATTACCTAATCCTAATCCTTTTGTAAGAATAGATGATCCTAACTTTGGAACTATTACACCAGTAACTAATAAAGACGCAGAAATGCAAACTTTAACCGGAGACGGTGTTACCGATATAATAGATCTAGCAGAATTATCTGTTGAATTGTTAGACGGTGATACATTAATTGTAAGAAAAACCACAAGTGATGGAAGTGTATTACCTGATACAAATAGTTATGATACACAATTAAGTGGCGGAGACTTATCTTATAACAATGCAACTGGTATAAATGCAGAAGATATTATTACAGACGGCGACGGATTTATTTCTGAAGCTGCAATGGCAGGCCCAGAGGAACTTGTTCCTGGACAAATATACGATACATTAGATTTGAAAGTATTTACTAGAGAAGGATCTGGACAAGGTAAAATATTTGTACAAAATTATCGAGTGAATGAAGATATTAGTGAGTACGATCTAGGGGTTACTCCTGGTACAATTGATAGTGTTTTTGTAAAAGTGAATAACTTTATTTTAAGAAGAGGAATTGATTACAGCATTAACTGGAATAGTAATACAGTAATATTGAATAGTATTTTTACAGAACTACCTAATTATGTTAACGGAGCATCATTAAGTATTGTTTCTATAGCGCAAGCAGGTCAAAGTATCCTTGATTTCTATAATTACAAAGGTGATGGACAAACTAGAGATTTTGAAACTAATGTAAGATTACAAGAAAATATTTCCGTTTATGCAAGTATTAATGGTGTTAAGCAAGATGTAACATTTGGAGAAGATTCTACAGACAGCAATCTTATTATAAGTTTTGATAATGCACCAAATCTAAATGATGCTGTTTATATTGCACTATTTGCAGGAGATAGTGTAGTAAACTATAGTCAACTGAAAAAAGATCAGTTTACAGGAGATGGGTTAACTACAGATTTTCAATTAAGTAGTGCTCCATTTTACAGTAAACCGTCTCAATACAACCTAATTGTAAAAGTAGGTAATTTAATATTGACTCCTGGATACAATATACAATATACAATTCCAGAAAACAGACAAAGAGAATTTGCATTAGAAGTTTTCCAACAGCCTTCAGGATCATTACTTACAAGTGATATTGTTGTATATATTAATGGCGAACGTATTACTGTAGAGTCACTACAATGGAGATTTGATATTGCAAATAGTAGTGTTGTGTTAGCGGACGATGTCGGTCAGCCCGGAGACGTATTAGAAATATTTGTTATTACTGATGGAGATTATACATTATCCGCAGAAGATACTGTAAGAATTTACAATCCTCCTGCAGATAGCACTACTATAGAAATCTACCAATTTAGTAATCACGACATTTTAGAAATTGAAAGAATTAATTATGATGTTGTTTCAAGAATAACAATGGCACCAGGTACAACAAATTATATAGACTACAATAGACTATCGGTTGGAGAAATATCTTTAAGGAAACCAGCTATAGACGGCAAGTATGTTTGGGTAATACAAAACGGAACATTACTTACAAATGATGTTGATTATTATATTAATGATAATAAAGATAAAGTAATACTGTCGCAATATCCTAGTGAAGATGATGTGTTAGATATAATACATTTTACTGCTGAAACTAGTGTAAGCAAATTTGCATTTAGACAGTTTAAAGATATTCTTAACAGAACTCACTTTAAACGTTTAGATGCTCCTGCTACGGTGCTTACTGAACCTCTTACATATTATGATTTACGCATCGAAGTACAAGACGGAAGTTTATTATCTGAACCAAATAAAGGACAAAACCTCCCAGGTATATTGTTTATAAACGGAGAAAGAATAGAATATTTTGTAAAAGAAGGAAATACGCTAAGACAATTACGTAGAGGCACACTAGGTACAGGTATAAAAGAAATACACGAAGTTAATTCTAAAGTTTACGACCAGAATATAAGTAAGACTATTCCTTACAGAGACGAAACAATTGTTCAAACCTTTATTGGTGATGGACAAACTCAAACCTTTAAACTTAACACACCTACAGCAAGTGTAAATGAAATAGAAGTATTTGTTGGCGGGAAAAGGTTAGATAAAAATGATATTACAAAATATTTGCCTGTTTTTGAACAAACCAGTCCGGAAGGTGATTTTAACTTACCATCTGATATACAATTAGACACTGTGAGTCAAAATATCTATTTAAAAACTCCACCTTTAGAGGGAGTAAAGATCACTGTTATTAGACGAAAAGGTAAAATATGGAATGAAGGAACCAAAACTTTAGGAGAATCAGAAAATAGTATAGGTAGATTCTTACGTGCAGGAACATCTGAACTGCCTGAATAAATACAGTATAGGAAAATCAAAATGAGCGATAAAATGCAAGATAACAGTGGAGTATTAGTTCAAGGACATATTAAAATATATGATCCTGAATCACAAAAGGTTTACATTGATAAACGTAATGCAATTCACTATGAAAATATGAGTATTGCCTTAGCAGAAAGTTTAGCTAATCAAGGGCAAGGTTTTATATATGAAATGGCCTTTGGCAATGGAGGTACTAGCGTAGATCCTACAGGTATAATTACTTATTTGACACCAAATTCAACAGGTACAAATGCTGCTTTATATAATCAAACATACACAAAAGTTGTAGATGAACGTAGTGTTAATAATACAGATCCTGTAAGAAACAAAACAGAAGTACGTCATTTAAGCGGAACTAATTATACAGATATATTAGTAAGTTGTTTGTTAGATTATGGCGAACCTGATGGACAGGACGCATTTGATACTGCTGCCAGTCAGACAAATAACTATGTATTTGACGAACTAGGTTTAAAAAGTTACTCTGCAGACGGTTCTGGTAGATTAATTACACACGTTATTTTCCATCCTGTACAAAAATCGCTCAATCGTTTAATACAAATCGACTATACTGTTAGAGTTCAGAGCTTGGCAGGGTGAGGAGTAGATAATGGCATATGAAATAAAATTTACCGATATTGTTAATAAAGGTACTATTGTTGTTGAAGATAATACTCTTAACCAAGATACTTCATTATCGTTTCCGGGAAAAAGTTATACTGGATATGGTTTAGCAGTAAATGAAAATTTTTTACATTTACTAGAAAACTTTGCAAGCGAGAATTCACCTGAACGACCTGTAGAAGGCCAGCTTTGGTATGATACTACACAGGGTGTTGACCAATTAAAAATTTACGATGGAACTACTTGGATTGCAGCTAGTGGTGTAAAAAAAGCAACTAATCAGCCAGCGGTTGCTAATAGTACTACAGGAGATCTTTGGGTAAACACTGAAACTCAACAATTATATCTATTTACTGGAGCGGGCTGGATTTTAGTAGGTCCTGATTTTAGTGATGGACTGTTAACTGGAGGTCAAACTGAATCAGTTGTTGGTACCGACGATGTGACATATAGCGTTTTTACAATTAAAGTAAAAAACAAAATTGCAATAATAATTAGTGATTCTTCGTTTATTCCAAAAACTGTAATTCCAGGATTTACTGGAGGTGTCGGTGCAGGTATTAATTTAAGCACAGAACCACTAGTAGGATCAGAAAGTTTAAAATATTATGGTACCGCAGAAAAAGCTAATGCACTTGTAGTTGGCGGCGCAACAATCCCAGCAGCTAATTTTTTACGTGCTGATGCAGAAACTAGTTCCGACTTTAAATTAAGTGTTAAAAACGATCAAGGCATTGCTATTGGAACTAGTGGTCAACTTAGTCTACAAGTAGAAAATCAAAGCGGTATAATACAGCATAATAGTTCAGGATCATCTATTGATTTTAGAATGCTTAACGGCACTACATATTCTACTGTTTTGCGAGTTGATGCAAGAGGACTAGTTGGTATAAACACTGCTGCTCCTGAAGAAGAATTAGATGTAAAAGGTAATATAAAAGTAAATTCCAAAACAGGTGATCCTACTACAGGTCAAATTTTAATAGATACTACCTTCCAAGCTACAGATCTTAACACTGGGACTATTGTAACAAAAGGCGGCGCCGCTATTTCAAGAAACTTATATGTTGGCGGCGACTTATCAATGGGCACAGGTGACGGTGCAGGCGTTATAACATCTGGAAATATTGTTCCAGACGGGAGTGGCACAAGATTTATAGGTACATCTAGTAATAAGTATGAAGAAATACACGCTGCAACGTTTTACGGTAATATACAAGGAAATGTTAGTGGTACTGTGTCAGGAAGAGCCGGATCAGCAGATAAATTAGCTACAGCAACTACCTTCCAATTGACTGGAGATGTGAACACTGTAAGTTTTGATTTTGACGGACAAACAGGCGGCACTAACAAAACTTTCGATGTAAGAATAGGTAACAGTTTTATATCAAACAAAGGTAGAATACCTTTTTCTAACAACGAAGATGAATTACTTATAAACAAAGTAAATTCATCCGGCGGCTACAACTCAGGTGTTTATAAAATTAATAAAAGTACTTTTTTAAGTACAATACCTTTAGTACCGGCTGGAGTTATTGTTCCTTTTGGCGGAATAAATTTACCGGACGGATGGCTATTTTGCGATGGATCTATTGTAAATATATCAGATTACAGTGTTTTATTTGCAGCAATTGAATATTCATTTAAAGACAGATCATTATTAGCTAATAATGGAGCTACAACATTTGGCTTGCCTGATTTAAGAGGTAGATTTCCTTTGGGCTTAGACAATATGAACGATACCTCGGCAAATCGAGTTACAAACGATGCAGCAGATGCAATAGGTGGCAATGCAGGCCAAGAAGAAGTTACAATTAGAAATACTAATTTACCTGAACACGAACACGACTTAGAAGGCGCAAGCGGAAATCAATATTACGCTATTAGAGAAGCAGCAGGTGAACCTGCTGATGACAATGCAATACGATTAACTGTTGAACCGGGATTAGGTGGAACACAAGGATTATCATCTAGTGGAGGCGTTTCAGGCGGCGGAGCGACAGGCACAGGCGACTTCAGGAATTTAGGCACAGACGAGAATCCTGAATATGTGGGTGCTGCAATTAATGTGTTAAATCCATTCTTAGCTGTTAATTACATAATTTATACGGGGCAATAATAGATGAGTTATCAATTAAATAAAACAGACGGAACCATACTTACTGATCTAGTTGATGGACAAATAGATAATACCAGTACTAACTTAGTGCTTGTAGGAAGAAACTATACAGGGTATGGTGAATATTTTAATGAAAACTTTATTAGATTATTAGAAAGCTTTTCTAATTCTGCTGCACCTAGTAATCCGTTAACTGGACAAGTTTGGTGGGACACAAGTGATAAACGCCTCAAAGTTTTTGACGGAGAGCAATGGAAAGCTAGTGGTGGACCATTTGTACAAGATAGCCAGCCACAAATGGTTGCAGGCGATTTGTGGATTGATAACCTAAACAATCAGCTTTATGCATATGACGGGACCGATCTTATATTAATAGGGCCTAGTTATACTACTACTCAGCAAGAAACAGGTTTTAGAGTAGAAAGTATTTTAGATTCTCAAAGTAGATCTAGAACTGTAGCAAGTTTATATATAGGAGGTGTAATTACAGCAGTTGTAAGTGAAATAGAATTTACACCTACTTATAGCCAAAGAATTTTAGGACTAGTTACAGATGCAAACCCAGATGGAATTATCTATAAAGGATTCAACATTATAGATAAAGACAATTTTAAATATAGAGGAATAGCTGATTCTGCTAACGCACTTGTAACTGAAGGCGGAATTGTAAGAACAGCTGATTCTTTTTTACCTTCAGCTGCAAATGGAACTACTACCGGAACTTTAACAGTTGCTAATAATGGTGGTTTAACATTAGGATTATCACAAAACGTTGTACAACGTATAGTTGGTCCAAGGTTTTATATTGAAAATCAGATTACAGATGAAGATATTAGTTTAAGAATTAAGTCTAGTCAAGCTGGAAGTGTTACAGTTGATGCAATTTATATAGATGCTAGTACAGAAAGAGTAGGAATTTTTACTAAAGATCCTACTGGCACATCTTCGAGATTACCTGAATATACGTTAGATGTTGACGGTGATTTACGAGTTACTGGAAACTTATTAGTTGAAGGAGATACAACAAGTATTGATGTAGCAACATTAAGAGTCGAAGATAAAAACATAGAAATTGCAAAAACTGCCGATGGCGGCAGACTAAATGGTGTAGAAGCAGACAATGCAGGATTATTATTAGATACAAATGATGTTGGTTCTAAATCTTGGACTTGGATAGCAGCAGAAGATGCTTGGACATCTAATGTAAATTTAGATATAAGTGACGCTACAAAAACATATCAAATCGGCGGAGTTGATAAGCTTACAAATACAAGCTTAACCAATATACAAAAGGGTTTAGACTTAGATGAAATAGGCACATTACTATATTTGAACGTAGATGATATAGGAATAAATGGTGCGACGATTACAGCATCTCCTTCTTCGGGTACATTTGCAATTGTTTCTAATAACGGTGTTAATTTAACAGCCGGCGGAGATATAGCAATACAAGATTCGCAAAAAATTACTGGCTTAGCTGATCCATCAAATTTGCAAGATGCTGCAACAAAAAATTATGTTGATAGCTCAATAGCTGAGGAACCTATTGTTTTTAGTATGGATATTACTGGGTTAGGTTCTGGCATAACATTAGAAAACAACGTAGCTTTAGTAATACAATCTATGTACCCTGCGCACACTATTAATATTGGAAAAGAAGCAAAAATACACGCTACTTCATATGCAGGAGCAACAGTTGAAGGTATCAATGTAAGCGTAACATTGTCACCAGACACAACAGGAGTTTTAACAAAATCTGCATTAGATGTAGACTCAAATGGAACACAAAATGAATCAGTGATACAAGACATCGTAGCATCTAACACAGCAAGCGGTAATGTAATACTTACACCTGTACGCACATTGATGGTATTTACATCAAACGGAACAAGTTGGGATCACGTTAGCACAACATCACCTTATTCATTTTAAACGAATAAATAACATATAGCACTTAGGGGTTTATAGGAATGGCATACCAAATAGATAGATATAATAATACCATTTTAACTACAGTTGAAGATGGAACTCTTGATCAAACAACTGACTTAAAATTTATAGGTAAGAATTATGCCGGATACGGCGAAATACAAAACGAAAACTTTTTGTTTTTGTTAGAAAATTTTTCCGGCACAGTTGCACCGCAAAGGCCTTTAAGTGGTCAAATTTGGTATGATAGTAATGCAACAAAATTAAAATTTTATGACGGTAATGCTTGGAAAACATCAGGAGGCGCAAACGCTTCGGAATCTCAACCCACAGGTGCAACAGTAGGTGATTTTTGGTGGGATACAGTAAATGAACAGTTATATGTATATAATGGAACAAATTTTGTATTAATAGGCCCACAAAATGCTGGCGAAGGACTTACACAAATGGTAAGTCTTGATATTTTAGGCTTGGACGGTCTTACATATTCAGTAATTGCTTCTACAATCGAAGATCAAGTAGTTACAATAATTAGTAATTTTGAATTTAGAATAGATCCTAGTAATGCAATTGCTGGGTTTGATCTAGTACGTAAAGGTGTAACATTAAAGTATACACAAGAAGTTGATTTAGGCGTTACTAATAGCGCACAAATACCTGATAGAAATTTTGAATTCCACGGTACAGCATCTAATGCAGCAAAATTGAACGGCAGACCATCGACTGATTTCTTGTTGAGAGATGGTGCATCATTTGTAGGTATAACAAATTTTCCAAATGCTGGATTAACAATAGGCGATAATAACGAGTTTAGAATTTACGTTCAAAATAATGATGGTATTTTAGAAAATACACTACCTACACAAAACATTATTTGGCGTACTACAGATAATTTAGGAATAACAAAAGAAATAGGTAGAGTTACTCCTACAAATATAGTTCCAGGTGCTGATAATATTTTTGATATTGGTAGTACTGCTTTAAGATGGAACGAAGTTTATGCAGCTAATTTTAGAGGAATATCAGATAAAGCTGATCAATTAAAATATGCAACAGGATTATATGCAAGCGGAAGCCAATTACTTAGTAATAATACTGTTGCAGTTAGAACAGCAGATGGTAACTTAGTAGCAAACTTATTTCAAGGTACTGCTACAAGCGCAAGATATGCTGACTTAGCAGAGAAATATACTACTGATCAAGAATATCCAGTAGGAACTGTTATGGCAGTTGGTGGCGAAGCTGAAGCTAGAGCTGCTAAAGTTAGTGATTTAGTAATAGGTGTTATAAGTGATAAACCAGCATACTTAATGAATTCAGAAGCAGACGGCCAAGCAATAGGACTAAAAGGTAGAGTACCTGTTAGAGTTGCAGGACCAGTATCAAAAGGACAAACAGTTTATGCTTGGCAGGATGGAGTTGCTTCCACTATTGCAAGTAACGGGTTAGTAGGAGTTGCATTAGAAAGCAGCGATGACGAAAATGAAAAATTAATTGAATGCGTTCTAAAAGTATAAGGATTTGTTATGGCAAGTATTCAGGCAGCTGATATTAATAACCTGCAAAATAGAATTGCATTAATTTATGGGACAGGTTCAGGACAAAGCGGATATGGACAGGTTCTAGCTAGTTCACAAGTCAATGCCTTAGAAGGTATAATTAGAGCATCAGACATTAATAACATTTATGCTGATATTCTAAATGCAAGAGTCCACCAAGTAGGACCTGGCGATTTATCTATTGCGCAAGTAACAGCAAATTTAAACACAGTTGCAGAAGAAACTAGTCAATTTATTAATAATCAAGGCCAGTTAAGCACAGATCCAGATGGATTCAAAAAAGGTTTTGATGATTTTGAAAGACTAATTGCTCAAGTAGAAGCAGACAAATTCACCGTACATCCATCTCAAGCAGAACAAAAACTATCCTTAAGAGATTTTAGATCTGCATCGTGGAACTCTTCGGTTTATCATATTTTTACTGTAACATTTGACAATGCTGATCATAGAAGACATTTTTTCAATACAGGCGGCGAGATTAGATTTACAGCAGCAAATACAGGTGCAAATACACCTAAAGGATTAGATTGGGCTGACATTTGTAGTCAAGTAGGAACAATTTCTTTTGGATATACGTCGACTAAAAAAGGTAGCGTAGTTGTAGGAAACATTGGCAACTATGATTTAACATCTAGTTATCAAGAAATTTTTGGACAAACTGGCCGCGGACTTTATCAACAAATATATGAAGTAAATAGATACTCTATAGAAGCTAGAGCAATTTCAGAAAGTCAACTTGAATTTAAAGTTATATTTAATGATTTAGATACAGGCACAAACGTAGACAACAATGTAGACGGAAAATTAGAAAGTAATATAGTTATGTATAGGGCTGTAGGCAGTTATGTTCAGATTGCCCAGCCAGATTTTGCAACAACAACTTCTATTTCTGGATTTGATGTTCCTCCTGCGCCTGCTGCCCCTGAATATAACATCGGTGTTGACCTTGAAAAAACTATGTATGAAGATGACGAGAACGGTTCTCGCATTGTATCATTAGATTTTGTGGTATCAGCAAGTGTAAATAATTTTCCGATTACTTTGTATTGGGATACACAAGTTGTTAACGGTAGCATTACTACAAGCGATTTTAGTGATAATACGTTACAAGGTAGTATAACTATATCAGAAGCTTATACACAAGCTGAAAGAACAATAACTAGAACAACAGTAGCAGATAGTTTTACAGAAGGTAATGAAAGTTTTAGACTACGGTTATTCACAGATTCTGCTAGAACAAGATTTGTTGATCAAACTGGAGTAGTTACTATTGTTGACAATTCAGAAGGAGTAGAAACTCCTTCTAATCCTACTTATGCAATTACAGTAAGCACTACAAATCCAGTAGACGATACAATTATCGAAGAAGGACAATACACAGCATTTTACGGAGTTCAAACAACTGGATTAGATGCTGGTACAGAACTGTTTTATACTATTGTCGGAAATAATGTAACTGCAAGTGATTTTACAAGTAATTCTCTTAGCGGATCATTTACATTAGATAATAATGGAGAAGGAAGCTTTAGTTTAACTGCCACTGCGGACGCATTTACGGATGGTGCAGACGAAACATACGATGTACAATTAAGATTAGGATCTGATACTGGTACAGTGGTATTAGAGGTTGGTAATGGCGCCCAAACAATAATTAATGAGACATCATTCTCTCCACCCTCAGTGCAATATATATCTAACCTTTCGTCACCAGTTTTCGAAGATGTACCGGGATTATATAAGTTTATTGTTCCTAATGATGTAACACAACTTACAGTAAGAGTAATCGGAGGCGGTGGCGCTGGTTCAGGTACCGGCGGCGGCGGAGGCGGCGGAGGCGGCGCAGCAGAAAAAACAATCACAGTTACTCCTGGACAAGAATTTGATGTTCAAGTTGGGGCTGGCGGCGCAGGCAGTTTTGGTCAACTAGGACAAAACGGGCAACCATCTTGGTTTAAATCTCAAACAGAGATAGCAGGATTAGGCGGCCGTCGTGGTGGCTACATTGTAAACAATGCAGTTCTTAGTGCAGGCGGCCTCGGCGGAGGCTACTATGGAGATACTGGCGGAAACGGCGGTTCCGGCGGCCAAGGATACTACGAATATGGTGGCGGCGGCGGAGGCGGCGCTGGATATTGGGGAGGTTCTAATGGCGGGACTGGTGGCCGCGGTGGCCGTTATCTTACAGGCATTGACGCTATACGAGGTATAGAAGGCGGCGCAGGCGCTGGAGGCGGTGGCGGCGGCAGCGGTAGTGCTGAACCGGCTCTTTATGCTGGAGGCGGCGGCGGTACCGGTCTTGCATTTACAAATACAGTCGGAGGCGCATTTGGTACTCCTTCTGGTAGTTCAGGAACAGGAGGCGGCAGTGGCAACGACGGAACTTCCGGGTCGGGTTCAGATGGTACAGGCGGAAGATACGGCGGTGGCGGCGGAGCGACAGGCGGAGACGTATCAGGTATTGGATTCGGATCAAGTTCAGGACAAAGTAGTGGCGGTGTTGGAGCTGTTTACATTGAATGGGAAGAGAACGTAGATCCACCTGAGGCACCTTTAGAAGCAAGTACTGCCCCGGCGAGCCTTGATTTTACTACTATCACTACTAGACAGATACAGTTCCAAGCTAAAAACGGTCAATATAAAGTTATAGGCTGGAGTCCAAGTTTCCCATCTGGTGTAACTACTAGTTTAACTCCAGTAAACTATACTCCAACTTCAACTACTCCGGACTCTATTTTAAATTTCACAGCAACGCCTACTTTCTCCCCTACACTAGAATTTTCTTTTAATACTAACAGCAACAATTTTACTGGAAGTTTGACATTTTTCCTAGAGGCTAATGAAGCAGGCATAGATAATATAGTAATACCAGTTACATACGAAAAAGCAATAGATCGAACTCCAACATACAGTATATCAGCAAACAAAGATTCTGTCAATGAAGGAGAGACACTTACCTATACAGTTAATACTACATTTGTTCCAAACGGAACTACTTTATATTGGAATCATACACAATATAGTGATATTGTAGGACAACCTCGTTATTTAGAAGAAGACGACTTTACTGATTTTAGATTGTCAGGAAGTATTACAATTAACAATAATACAGGAACTTTTTCAAGAACACTTGCAGAGGATTTACTAAAAGAAGGTGGCGAAACATTCGGTACTGAAATAAGAACAAGCCGATCTGGTCCTAGATTAGATGTTGCTTGGGTTGCAATAGTAGATACATCAACTGGAGAAGAAGATCCAGAGTATGACGTAAAATGGTCACTACCGGGATCAGCCTTTAAAGGAGAATTCTTTACAGTAACCGCCTCAGGAGGCAGACCAAATACTATTTGGAGAGCTAATAACGGAATAGAAGAAAAGACTGGCACATTTGATGCTCAAGGTAATTGGGAAGGAACATTCAAAATTACCGCCGCTGGTACTTATGTGTATAATGTTACATATGATTATCCTGGCATTGAAGCTGATACTGTACAAATAGTAATAAATGAAAAACCAAATGAATATACAGCTTCTCCTATCAGATTCCAAGAAGGTTCTTCCGACACACTAACTATTCCTTCTACCGGAAGACACACAATAAGTGGTAGACTTACAATTATTTTTGAAGATGACTATAAAGATAATTATATAGATTACGGTAGAGATTCAGTTGTATCAGGCGAAGTGTATTTTTCTGATAAACCGAGCAATATTTCTGGAGTAGCTACAAATCCAAGAACTTGGTCTATAGATGCACGTGGTACACAATACTTTGAATCAAAACTAGTTTATTATGCTATAATTATTCCAGATGACGAAGCAGAAACATATCAATTTACCATATCTGCACCTGCTTCTGGTTTTAGTGGAGAATTCCCTACACACACTATTACTGTTCAAAGAGAAGTAATAGATGTTCCAGATCCTACTTATTCATTAAGTCCGAGGGTCGTTGATGTGTTTGCACAAAGTGCTATAAGATACACACTTACTACAACTAATGTTCCGGATGGCGAACTAGTATATATAACGGTAACTAACCCGCTAGGCACTACAACACAATCTTCTGTACAACAGATTACCGGTAACAGCGTAAATTGGATTTATGATGTGCCTATAAATGCTCCTGTAGGAAATTGGGCTGTACAAGTTAGAACAGGCAGTTATACAGGCGCAACACTTGATACCGTTGGATTTACTGTAGGAGCAAGAGTTACTGGTACAATTACAGCTGAAATGCAAGGTGCAAATTTATGTAGCTATACTTGGGCAGCGGCAAATGCGTCAACTGTTAGAGTGGATATATTAAAACCTGATGGTTTACGTTTACAATATGATAAAGTTACAGCACAAGGTACAGATACAATTATTCTAAATACAATTGGATCATATACATTTGAATTAGTATTAGATGGCACAGTTATTGATACATCAACTGTTACAGTAGTTGCACCAGAAGCAACTGGAACTTTAGATGTTTATCCTGCTAATGGATATGTTGACGAAACACAAGTCTTTATAGAGTGGACCACAGCAAATGCCGATTCACCTAAATATTCATTTACTAGACCAGACGGACAAACAATTGGTCCAGTGAGTACTGCTGCATCAGGACAGATAGGACCTGTAACTTTAAACCAAATAGGTACGTGGACTGTTAGATTATTTGACGGAACTACAGAGTTAGCTTCAGATTCAACTAGTATGATTGCTAGACCGCCAGAACCATCAGGAAGTATTTCTTGGGATGCTCCGTTTAGTGAAACAGGTATAATAGAATCGTATACTTGGACAAGTGAAGGAGCAGGAGTTGTCCAAATTAGAGTAGGCAAAGAAGGTGTAAGTACCCTTAATCCGTTAACTACAGTTAGTGCAAGCGGTTCATCTTCGTACTACTTTGCTACTCAAGGCTTTTATTATGTACAATTATGGTTAAATGGAGAATTTGTAGATCAGGCTAACATCGAAGTACTACCAAATGATGGCGGCATTGGTGGCATTTTACCGTAAAAATAGTTGTGTATTATTTTTTAATAAATACACTAAGCAAAGTGTATAGAGAGAATTAATGCCTACAACTACAACTATTTTAGCATCTAGATTTAACAACCTTCAAAATAGGTTAGAAAAAGTTCTAGGTTTATCATTAGCTAGTACTCCAAGTTTCGGTTACGGAGAAACTTTAAATGCTAATAGCGATGTGCAAGGTACTCGCACTGTTAATCCTCCAACTTCAGACAAAATAACTGCACAGCAATATGAAGATCTTTATGTTGATCTAATTAGATGTAGAGCACATCAAGTGGGTGCTGGAAATGTATCTATAAATGATTTTATTGTTGGAGATTTTGAAAATGATCCTGTGAATGCAGATCTAATAGAAATCGCATATATCCAGTCATTAGAAAACCTAATGACTCAAATTGAAAATGATAAATTTGAAATCGACACTGTTGATCAGGCAGCTACAGTAAATTTAAATAATAGTTCAGGTACACAAATATCAAGTACATATTTAAATTCTGTAAGCGGAAATTGGACTAGTTATATAAACCATATTTTTAGTGTTACTTTCCCTTCAGATGCTGCTCGTAGACATTTTTTTAATGCAGGTGGTGAAATACGATTTAATGCAAGTGTAAGCTATAATCTTAATCAGCAAAAAACAATAGACTGGCAAACCGAAATGAACAATATGGGAGTTGTTAGTTTTAAAGGCGATAGTACATTTAGTAATAAAGGTGTAGGCCAAGGTCAAAATATCGGTGCTACAAATTTAAGTAGTAGTTATCAACTTTGTTATAGAAAAGATGCAGGTAATACATATAGTCAAAGTGCATATGAGTTATATGCATTACAGACAAGCAGTAGAACAATTCAATTTAAAGTTTTATTTACAGATCCCAATCCCGGAGGTTTTTCGATAGATGAAGCTGTATTAGGTGATTGGACAAGTTCTGTATCTCTACTAATTCCAGATGGAACAGTAAATATTAATGGTACAGCTTACGATACTGTAGTATTTCCCACAGCAAGTCTTCCTGTGGGCAGCACAATAGTACAATTAAGTGCAAGCCAGCCACCTGTTCCGTCTTATACTTTAAGTAGATCAGCTGCTAGTGTCAATGAAGGCAGCAGTGCTAGTATTACTCTTACAACTACAAATGTTTCTAATGGTACTATTATCCCTTATACTATTACAGGAACTAGCCAAGCAGACATTGGAATACCTTTGCAAGGAGCCTTTACAGTTGGAACTTTAAATTCTTTAGTAATTAGTCCTGTGTCTGATCAACTTGCAGAAGGTCCTGAAACATTAACACTTAGTCTAGATAATGGTGCAGATTCCATTAGTATAGTTATTAATGATACTAGTGTCCCACCACCGCCCCCACCACCTCCACCACCACCACCTCCACCACCGGCGGTATTCACTTTTAGCGTTACCCCAAGTGCATACCTTACTCAAAATACTGCGTGGGATATTGGAGATGTAATTGTCAATACTTCGGCAAGTACAAACATTACTGTTACAAACACCGGCAATAGTAGCGGAACAATAACAGTTCAAGAAACAAACAGACCTGCTGCCTGGACTGTAGATGTCGACGGTGTAAGTTCAGCCAGCGGAGTTGCAAGTAAAAATTATACCATAGGTGTTGGACAAAGCGTTACAGTACCGGTAAGTGTAACACCAACAACAGTGTTGGATGCTAGAGGTGCAGGCATAACATATGATTTTACAGTTCTTCAATCAGACGGTAATGGTCAAAGCACTAAAATTTATTGGACAGGAAAATCAGAAATTGCAAACGTTCCTGTAGTAAATAGTGATTTAGATGTTACTACTGGATATAGTTCTCCAACTCTCGGTGACGAAACTACATACAAAACCTTTACATATACAGGAACAGTAAGCAACTGGGAAGCTACAACTGGCGGAGTAAGTTGGTCTAACGTAAATGCAGTTAGTGGAACAAATGCTGTTGCAGCAGACTTTGTTGGCGGGGCTATGAGCGGCACAGCATCTGTAACAATTACTAATCTTCCAAACACAGGAGATGGTTCATACACATTTACTAGAACATCTGTTGCAGATTCTACAACTGAAGGATCCGAAATTTTTGGAACACGAGTAAGTGGACCTAACAATAGTTCAAATGCTATATTTGCTATAATACAAGACACTTCAACAACACCAATTGCAAAAAGCATTACAGTAAATTTTTGGAGTACTGCACTACAAAGTCTCATAACATCAGCTAATGAAGGTGATTCTATTATATTACAATGTGAGTCAACCGGCTATAACGCGGGAGATATTTGGGATTGGTCGATTTCTGGTACAATAACCGCCGGAGACTTTACTAGCACCTACAGTGCATTAAGTGGTTCGAAAGCACAATCGGGCGGCGGCGTCAGCGGATATGTAGGTATTGTAAAGCAGTTCCTACAAGAATCTGTCAATGATGGCAACAAAACTATGACGGTAACTTGGACACATCGAGATACAGGTGATAGTGCTAGTACTTCACTAACGCTTATTAATGATGATTTACCTTCGGGAGTAAACAGTACAACAGTTAATCCGACATCTTCTCCTGTGTATAATTCGTTCACACATACTGTAGTTGGTCCTCCTAATACCGAACATCTTGGTTCTGTGACTAGTAATAATCCGTCTGTGGCTGATGTACCAAAAGGATTACCTGGAACAGGGGCAACTATTCCTGCAAATGGACAATTAGTTTTTACTAGGTTACAAGCAAAACCTGGAAATTATACATATACTTCACATTTTGAAAATGTGTCTGGTTATAGCCCTTTGACAGCTTCGACAAACTATACAATTACTGCTGTGCTAGGTTTAAGTAGAAATAATTTTACAGTAATAGAAGGCGCGACAGGCGCAGATCGAGAAGTTACTATAGCTGGAGGTTTCCCCGGCGGACAGTTTAGTATTAATGGTCAATCCCTTAGTGCTTTTGTATTTGATTCTAATGGAACGGCAACAATACAAATACAAACTTCCCCTGCAGGATCATATAGTTTTACTATTGCAGAAGCATTTAGTAACAACTCAACAACGTTAAATTATACTGTAACAGATGTATATCAAAGCACTATATCTATTAGTCCTAGTTCGCCTGATGTAAATCAAAATGCAACTTTAACTATAACAGGTCGACCTAATGGATCGTTTAGTGTTTCGGGCAGTGACGTATTTACAGGAACTTTTAACAGTAGCGGCAATTATACTTCTACAGTATCTTTTGGTTCAGCAGGACAAAGAACATATAATGTATCAGTGCCTAACCCTGACCTAGCTAGTTCACTTACATTTACGGTAACAGCAGTATATAGTCCTAGTGTTAGTATTGTATCTGCTACCGGAAATCCGGATGGTGATGTATATATCTATTATGCTCGCCCTAATACAAACTTTACCTGGTCTGCTACAGAATTAACTTCAGGCAATAGCGGGTCGGGCACAACCAATGCTAGTGGAACAGCTACTTTTCCTGTTACAATGTCTACAAGCTTCGGAGAAGGTGTAACAATAACTGTTAACTTTTCTGACGGTACAAGTGCATACTATGCAGTCACTCCAGTTGAACCAACTTATAGCATAAGTGGACCCAGTAATATTAACGAAGGAAGTTCTGGTACTTATACAGTAACAGCTACAGGATGGGCAAGTGCACCTACATTATATTGGGATGTAACGGGCGGATCAGATTTTAGTACATCTAGTGGATCATTCTCGATGTTTAATAATTCCGGAAGTTTTAGTTTAAGTCCTATAGCAGATGCAACCACAGAAGGTGCAGAATCTAAAACAATTAACGTCAGAAAAACAGCATCGGGCGGAGCAGTTGCTAGTCAGTCAATAACTATCAATGACACTAGCCAAACACCTGTTGCGAACCCCTCACCTACTTATGATAATGTTGCAATATCTTGGTCACCAACATCGGGTACAGTAAATTCTACTTCATTTACATTATCTTGGGACGGCGGCTATAACTCTGCAACCTTATTTGGGTATGACATTTATGTAATAAGTCCATCAGGTAATGTTAATCCTAATAGGTATAACACAAAGTCAGGATCAGCATCTGGCGTAGCAGACCAAGTAGGTACCTGGACTGGTTATATTAAAATATATAATTTAATTGATACATCCCTAGAAATTACAGTATCAACTAATCCAGCATTAACTGTTAATCAAGCAGTAACTATTCCAAACCCAACTATTGCGTTTGACGCTGCGTCTGCGTTTATAGGAGAAACCATACGTGCTGATTACACCGCTGGTACTGGTGCGAATACTACCTATGCTGCTATATATCCGCCATCGTCTACTACAGCAGTTGTAAGTTCAACTACAAAACCGGGTGGCGCCTTAACATACGAAGTTCTAGCTAATACAGGCAATTGGAGAGCAAGTATTGCATCATCTTATTATGATGCCACTAACACATTAAAGTACGTAACAGCAAGTGATACTATTGCAGTCGGCTTACCAGGACCAACTGGAAATATTTATTTTGAAGGATCAGGTGTATATAACGTAGGAGACACAATAACAGTAACCTGGACAAGTAGTAATACAACCACTACAGTTACAGCTTATGCTTATTATGGATTGAATAGTATAGTTGTTGGCCCAGTTAATGGAACTTCTGGTTCTCGAACTTTTACTGCTACTGCAGGAGGAATCCATACAGCAGCACTAGCGCACGGTACAGATACACTAGATACAGATACTATCTTTGTAAGTGCAGCACCACCACCACCTCCGCCACCACCTCCGCCACCTCCACCACCTCCACCACCGCCCCCTGGACCAACTGGAAGTGTTAGTATATCTCCTCTATCTGGAACTACATCAGACATTTATACTATTACCTGGAGCAGTAGCAATGCAACAACTGTGGCCGTAAACGCTTATAAAGATAATGTATTCCAAGGATTATTTAGTTCGAGTGCTAGTGGAAGTACAAGTACAGGTATCGGGCAAGTAGGTACTTGGAGAGCAGATTTAGTTTTAAATGGCACTGTAGTAGATCAAGCGTTTACAATAGTTTCGGCAGTCTCAACACCTCCGCCACCACCTCCGCCACCACCTCCGCCACCACCTCCGCCTCCGCCACCACCACCGCCTCCGCCACCTCCGACGTATGCTATTCAGGTTACGGCAGTAGCAGTAGGTTTGACAGCGTATGTCAGTATCACAGGCGGAATACCAAATACATCGTATGCGTATTCAGTGTACAAAGACGGCGCAGCATATACATCTGGTAGTAGAACAACAGATGCAAACGGTACTGATACTATATCTGCTCAACTTCCAACTGGTTTCTATACTGTAGGAGTTGCGCAAACAGGCGCAGGTTCAGATGGTGCTTCGTTCACAATATCAGGCGGTTTGCTTCCGTAGTAAACCAATTACTATATAGTGTCCTGTGTATTTTAAATATATAAAGTATGCAGGACATTTATATAGATAATAATTTTTTAAATAAGAATAATATTAACAGTCTCGTAGATTATGTAACAACAACAAATGACTGGATAGTTACAAACGACCATTGGTCTGAAAAATTTATTCATAAAAGTAATATATCTAATAAAGATATACAACAATTGTTAGACGACATAGGATTAAACGTACGACAAATTATAGAAACAAAATACAAAACCAAATGTTTGATAGAAACATTTCAGTTGGTAAGATGGCGCAAAGGAGATAAACTAGACCCTCCTCACGCAGATTGTGAACATCTCGACGGTTCTCTACACCCTTATCCTAATAGACATTATAGTGTATTAATCTATCTTAATGAAGATTACGAAGGCGGCCAAATATTTTTTCCAAACCAAAATTTACAACCAGAAACAACTCCGGGAACACTTGTACAATTTGAAGGTACAAAAGAATATTTACACGGAGTAACTGAAGTTAAATCTGGTGAAAGATATACAATAGTTCTATTTTTGACAAAAAATGCTTAATAATTTTCCAAAAAACAAAATATTAGTTGTACCAGAATCGATATATCATAAAGATGATTATCTAGATATAGTACAACCATTAAAAGGAATGAAAACAAGAGACTGGGTCAACAAACACGTTGCTCACTGTTTGCCTGTAGTCATTGGAAATCAATACGGTTTTGCAATAAGGAGTAGTTGTGATTTTACAGCAGAATGGAATGGTGGAGAAGCGCCTAATGATGTTACAATAAAAACAAGTCCTTGCAGTAAACAAACAATAAGTGCTCATTTTGGAAGTGGACTTATTACTGTACAAAATAGATTTACATTTAGAACTCCTCCCGGTATTAATTTAATGGTAATGAATCCTCCTAATTATTTTATACCAAATTTATCTAATATGACCGCAGTAGTTGAAACAGATAATTTACGTAGAGACTTTACTTTTAACTTAAAAATACTTTCTCCTAAGCTAGTAGTAGAAGTAAAAAAAGGAGATATAATAAGTGCAGTTATGCCTATTCCTAGATATTTTGTTGATAAATTTGAAATAGAACTTGCTGAAAATTATTTTAGTGAAAACGCCATTCAACTTGAACAACAAGAAATGAAAAATGCAGGAATTGAACGCAACAGCGTCGACAAGAAAAAACCGCACGGTGTAGGAAAGAGATATTGGCGTGGTGAAGACACCCAAGGTAACAAATTTCTAGATCATCAGCGGAAAATGTAGTCAGATCTTATTTGACAAATAATTTTTTTTGTTATATACTATTATATCTTATAGGAGTACAAGTATGGACGAGCGTTTAGAAAAAGCTATTGAATTTTCTAATTTTATGGTTACACTTAACAACCAGAAAAGATTGTTAAAAGAAAAATATTTAGAAGATCTAATTTATTTTTATGACGGTTGCCAGTTCACAGTTACTAAAGAACTAATAAATTTTTGCTACACAATGTTGTCATCGGAGCAAGATGAGATTGTATTAGTAGATGATAATAACATACCCTTACAAATTGACAATATACAAGAATTTTACAATGAAATATTGAATACGTATTTTACATCGTCTAATAATTATTTTGTCGAATACGAAAAACTCAAAAAAAATAGGAGTGTTACTGATTTAGTAGGATTAGAAATTGACTAAAGGCGCACTTTTAATTGCAAGAAATAACGATACAATTGATTATGTAAAACAAGCAGTATTCCTTGCAAACAGAATAAAAAAATATTTAAATATTCCTGTAAGTATTATTACAGATAGTGTCTTATACCTTCAAGATTCTTTCCCTGAGGACACATTTGAAAAAATTATTAAAATTGATTACAAAGACGACAGTCCTAACAAAAAAAGTTATCACGATGGAACTCTTTATAGCCAGAAACTAAATTTTAAAAATAACTATAGAGTAGAAGCATACGATTTGTCTCCTTATGAAGAAACTTTATTGTTGGATACTGATTATATAATTTCTAATAATTTACTATCTAATTGTTTTGATTCTCCAAATGATCTTCAAATGTTTAAAAAATCAGAAGATATTGCAAAAGTAAGAGACGAAAGAGAGTTTGATTATATAAGCGATTACAGTATAGACTTTTATTGGGCTACTGTAGTTTTTTTTCGAAAAACTGAACTTAACAAAATATATTTTGACTTAATTAAGCACATACAAGAAAATTGGAGTCATTACACAACAGTATATCAGCTAGAAAGCTCATTATTTAGGAATGATTTTGCATTTAGTATAGCAGGTCATATTATGAATGGATTTTCTAGAGGTAGTTTTATTGCAGAATTGCCAGGAAAGCATTTATATACAATAGATAGAGACATTTTGTGGAAATTAGAAGATAATAAATTTATTTTTTTAGTAGAAAAAGAAAATTACAGAGGCGAATATACAGCTATTTCTATTAAAGATCAAAGTGTACACGTAATGAATAAATTTAGTCTAAATAGAATAATAGACGAGGTAGGATATGAGTAAAGGTATAGTTGTACTTGCACAGAATAATGAACAAGTTAATTATGTACAACAAGCTTGTCTACTTGCTCTAAGTTTGAAAAAACATAATCCTACAGAACTAATAAGTATTATTACTGACGATGTAGTTCCAGCAAAGTACAAAAACTTATTTGACAAGATTATTCCTATAATGTGGGATGATGATGCCGCAGAATTTGAATGGAAGATTCAAAATAGATGGAAAATTTATCATTCATCACCGTATGATAGAACAATTGTACTTGATACAGATACTTTAATTTTACAATCTATATCTTCTTGGTGGGACTTTTTAGAAAATTATGAAATGTTTTATACAAGTAAAGTCTTTACCTATAGAGGAGACATTATAACTGACACATATTATAGAAAAACATTTGTAAGTAATAATTTACCTAATATATACAGCGGATTTCATTATTTTAATAAAGGCGATTTTGCGCACAAGTTTTATAAATGGTTAGAATTTGTGGTACAAAATTGGCAAAAATTTTATGAAATATTTTTGAAAGAAAACAGACCGTCTTGGTGTAGTATTGATGTGTGTAGTGCAATTGTTACAATAATACTAGATTGTGAAGATAAAATTACTAACAAAGTTTCTAGCTTTCCTAACTTTATCCATATGAAGTCACAGATACAAGGATGGACAAATAAAAAGAAAAACTGGCAAGATTGTGTAGACGTATATATGAATCATAAAGGCGAAATAAAATTAGGAAATTTTCAACAGTTAGGAATTTTACATTATACTGAAAAAGATTTCTTAAAACCATATATGTTAAACAATTATATGGAATTAGTGCAATGATAAACAATTTAAGAAAATTTGTTGAAAATTTAGAAGTTTCTAAATCAAATGTAGGAATGCACGTTTATTTTGATCCTGATACTGGAAAAATAAACAAGATATCTAGTAAAGAAGAAACAGCACCCGGCTTGCATAGTATATATGTCAATTATGAAGATGTTAAAGATATACAACACGGTGTAAGGCGTATTGATGATTTTATTGTAACATACAATCCAACAAAAAATAGATTAGTTATAACAGATCAATTAGAAAAAACAAAAATACCTAATGTAAGAGATAGATTATATAATATTCCACAAAATGTGCCAAATGCTGATATAAACATATGTTGTTATCGAGATGAATGGACTGTATATTTGAATGAAGAAAAAAGATTAGAACATTTTGAAGCAGATAAAAGATTATCTTTTGATTTAGTGATGAATTTTAGTATAACTGATAAGAACGATCCAAACATACTTCACCAAAGTATAAAAATAAATTATCAATCATTACTTAATCAAGAACAAGTTAATATAAGTGATCAAATTGATTCTACAATTAATCCTAATAACGTAAGTGTATACACTGCAAAGTATTTTGATACTTATAATTATGAAGTGAGACAATGAAAAAATTTAAAGTTTTAGACTACGATATAATATATCTAAGTTATGATGAACCAAATGCTGAAAAAAATTACGCAGACTTATGCAGCAAAGTTCCTTGGGCAAAACGTGTACACGGTGTAAAAGGTTCAGATGCTGCACACAAAGCTTGTGCTGAATTAAGTGAAACAGATAGATTTATCACAGTAGATGGCGATAATATTATTAGGCAAGAGTTTTTAAATCAAACTATAGACTTTGACGAAAACAAAAATTTGTCAAACTGTGTAATAAGTTGGGCAGGAAATAATATGATTAACGGCCTAATATACGGTAATGGCGGACTTAAATGTTGGCCTAAAGAATTTGTTTTGAATATGAAAACTCACGAAAATGCCGATCCTAATAACCCTCACGCACAAGTTGATTTTTGCTGGGACGTACAATACATTCAAATGGAAGGAGTGTATTGTGATGTGCATAACAATTCTACTCCACATCAGGCCTGGAGAGCAGGATTTCGTGAAGGTGTAAAAATGGCACTAGATAGAGGCGTAAAAGTAAGTGTCGAGGACTTTCATAAAAATCATTGGAAAAACTTGCATAGACTATATATTTGGTTAATGGTCGGCGCAGATGTAGAAAACGGACTTTGGGCTATCTATGGTGCTAGAGAAGGTTTATATCAAACAATGTGTACTGATTGGGATTATATTAACGTAAGAGATTTTGAATATTTAAATTCGCACTGGGACGGATTAACAAAAAATTTAACAGAAAAAAATCTATTACAAGAAATTGAAGTTTTAGGGGATATATTAAAAGACAAATTAAATATTCCTATTTCTACAAAACCATTGGATGGTCCTCACAGTAAATTTTTTAAAGAAATTTATCAAAATCCAATGAGAATGTCAAACAAATTTTTGGAAAAAGAATGACACAAGCAAACGATTATAGAAGTGTACAAAGTGAACTAAACAATAAAAGTTGTTCACTATGTTTGGCCAAATGGACACAAGTAACTTTACACCTTCAAACAGGAATGACACATAGCTGCCACCACGTACCTGCACATAAAATACCTTTACAAGAAATTGAAGTTGATCCTAGTGCATTACATAATACTAGTTACAAAAAAGAAAAACGCAAACAAATGCTCGAAGGCGAAAGACCTGAAGAGTGCGATTACTGTTGGAATATTGAAGATTCGGATAAAGATAATGTTGTGTTTAGTGATCGTGTAATGAAAAGTGCTGAAGATTGGAGCTATCCGTATTTTTCAGAAATCACAAATAATCCTTTTACCAAAAATATTAATCCAAAATATTTAGAAGTAAGTTTTAGTAGCGTATGTAATTTTAAATGTTCTTATTGTTTACCTGAAGTTAGTAGTAAATGGATGGAAGAAATAAAACAATTTGGACCTTATCCTACAAGTACTCGATTTAATAATTTGGATGTCTTAGAAAGAGAAAACAGATTACCTATACCACACAGAGAACACAATCCATATGTAGAAGCATTTTGGAAATGGTGGCCTGAACTATATCCTAGCTTACAAGTTTTTAGAATAACAGGCGGTGAACCTTTAATGTGTAAAGATACATTTAAGGTGCTTGATTATATAATTGAAAATCCTAATCCTAAATTAGAATTGAATATTAATAGTAATTTGTGCGTTCCTGATTCGATGATAGATAGTTTGATAGAAAAAATGAAACGCATACAATCAGAGGGTATGATTAAAGAATTTAAATTGTATACAAGTTGTGAAGCAAAAGGCGCAAAAGCAGAATATATTAGACACGGATTGGATTATAACAAATGGCTAGATAACTGTCATAGAATATTAAATGAAATCCCACAAAGCAAATTAACTAATATGGCAACTTATAATGCTTTGAGTGTAACAACTTACAAAGAGTTTATGCAAGACTTTATTAAGTTTAGATATGAGTTCAACACAGGCCCAGAAAGACGAAATCCAGTAAGTATGGATGCTGCATATCTTAGATGGCCACAACATCAGAGTGTTTTTATATTAGATCATAGTTACCTTAATATTATGAAAGACCAGGTTACTTATATGTACTTAAATAAAGAACAAATTGATTGGCCTCCATTGTGTGGTATGGGTTTTTATGAACACGAAATAACACGTATGAGAAGGAATTATCAAGTATTCCAAGAAAAATTATCAGAAAGTTATAAGCATATTGATGAAGTAAATCGCAATAGAGCAGATTTTTATAAATTTGTAACAGAACACGATAGACGCAGAGGAACAGACTTCTTAAAAACTTTCCCTGAAATGGAAGAATTTTATCACGTATGCAAAGCCCTAGTATAAAAGTTCCCCTATACAGAGATAAAAATAAACTTTTCAACGGATTTAATAATGATACCTGGGGGAAGTATACTGATAATGATTATAGTGTAACTGATCCGATAGATGCAAAACATATAGATTTTATTAACAGTGTAGGCACTAATAAGTTTTATTATCCTGTGTATCTATCACACTGGCTTTTTCCTTACGATGTAGATGTAAAAGACAGAAAGTTGCTTTGGGATTCATTTTTTATCCCAATTGATATTGTTAAATCAATAAAAGATGGAAAATGTAAACTTTTAATTCACAACACATTAGAAGGTTGGAATTTGGGTTATTTAGATAATACTGTTTATGAGACAATTTTAAAAAAGTATGATTTAGATTTTTCTAATGTAATATATTTAACAGGTAATTTAGTAAGACAAAGCCCTAACGGTGTAATAAACATATATCATAATAGATTTGAAGATATATATCTTTTCTATAATAAACACAAAATAAATTTTAAAGAATTATCATTAAAGAAAATAAAAAATAATGAAAATTTAAAATATAAATTTTTGTGTCTAAATAGACGTCCTAGTGCGCAACGTTTAGCTCTTTATGAATTTATTAATAATAAGCAATACGGATTAGTATCTCAAGCAGTGGATATTGCAAATAATGATAATATAGATTTTGCAATTAAAGAATTTGCAGAAAAATTTCCTAAAATATATAAAAGATTTAACAAAAAAAATTTATCTAAAACACTGCCAGCAGTAATAGATTATGAAGATATGACTTTTAATAATCCTACCCACGATATCAAACTAAGGAAATATTACGAATCATATTTACATATTGTGAGTGAAACATTTTATACTGATAAATCTGATAGGATGTTTTTTAGTGAAAAAATAATTAAACCTATATTTTTTATGAGACCTTTTATTCTTTTTGGACAGGCAAATAGTTTAAAATATTTAAAATCTTTAGGCTATAAGACCTTTGATAGTTTTATTGATGAATCTTACGACGAAATAAAAAATTATAATAAAAGATTTTTAGCTACCTGCAATTCTATTGATAAATTTATTTCTAGAGACTTTGAGGATATTAAAAAGGATCTTAATTCAATGATACCTATTTTAGAACATAATTATAATAATCTAGAAAAAAGGAACAAAGATTTATCTTTGTTAGTTAATCAGTTACTTACTAACTTATAAAATTCGCTGTTAAATTTTGTAAAAATATTGTAGTTATGCTCTAAAACATCTTGCATACTATCTAACATATCACATAATTCTTTTTTGTCTTTTATTAATAATTCATCTATTATTTTTACAATCATTGAAAATCTTTTGTGGTGATTTTTTTCGAAATCATAACTTTCGTCCCACCATTGATTAAATGTTTTAAAGCCCCAAGTTTTTAAAATATTAAGATTTCCGGGCGGTCCTAGCATTATTAAAGGCCTAAAGCACATTATAGGCTTGAATGATTTTTCACTTATATATTGCATAGGAGAAACAAATCTAGTTTCATTTGTAACATTTACAAAACTATTTTGTATATGTGTATATACATTTAAGTTGTTTTGTACTTGATAGTCTAGTATATTATTTGTACTTGTTTGTTCGTATTTTTCATCTAAATATACACAAGGTGTATCTAAAAAATTATTTAATTTGTTTTTTAGTCTTTTACGAACGTTTTTTGGAAATTGTTTAATAATTAAACTATTATTGTCTAACATATCATCTTGATCAGGCTTTTCACAAAATGTATAAGAAAATTCTGGATTATCATAATAAAGTGACGTAATAAATGTTCTATGATAATCCCATCTGTTTGATAAAGAAGATACTTTATATTCAAAATTTAAATTATTTTCTATGTTATCTAAATGATGTGATTTGAATTTTTTCCAAGTATTTAAAAACTTGTCGTAATATTTTATATCATATCCTATTTTATTTTTAATATCATCTGGAATAATTTCACAATGAAATACATCAAATTTTTTTATTTGTGTATGTGATAAAATGTTTGATATTATTTCTATTTCTAAAAGTTTTGTGTTTTCAAAATCAGATTCTATTACCTTACCCTCCATCATAGGTAAAATTTGTCCTTTGTAAGATATACGGAATATGTCATCTATTACAAAAATAATTTCTTTTATCTTATTCTCTAATAGGAACTGTACTACTGGATTTACTTTTTTTATATTTTGCGAAATTACAAGTAATACAGTATCTTTGTTTATTTTTTGGTAAAGATAGTCTGATTCACGGAATAAGTATGTTTCTTTGAAGATGCCATTCTCGTCAAAAAAGATATTTTTATCTTCAGTAATTATTTCAATATTTGGATATTTCATTTTATTCCGGTAATTTGAAGAGTGTATCTGTCACTAGTACCTAAGTTAGCGGCAAGGTGTGGAGTGTCATATTGCCATACTACTATAGTTCCAGATTTGTAATTTGTTAAAGGATATCCGTCTATTTCAAATATATGTCCCGGCTGCCAGTCCTCTAAAAATATAATAGCACGATGTATTCTTTCAACTTCTTCTAATTTGTGATAATCGATATATCTTACATATGCATCTCTATGGTAAGGAAGTATTTTTCCAGGATTCATTTTATAGTAACTACTACCTGCTAAACCTAAACCAGTATACTCAATAATTTTTTGTGTCCACTCCGGTTGTGGGTGTCTATAATCTACCATTTCACCTGTGTCAAAAATATTACCATAAATTTGTATCCATTCTTTAACTGCTGTAGGATCATTAAATGGTTCTTTAATGTAAGGCAATGTTTTATAGCTATCGTCAATTATACCTTCAGGCAATTTGTCTATATACCACACATTAATTCCTTTCTAAATCTAGTGTAACACAATGATGTCCACCTCCTAAGGTTCTGCTATGTCGAAGCTCACATCCGATTGTTTCTATGTTTTTTTTCTCTAATTCGTTTCTTAAAACTGTTTGAAATGGATCACAAACTACAGTATTAGGATTAATTGCTAAAAAGTTGAGTGCTATATATTTACTTGCGTAAGGATAGTCTATAAAAGGCTGTGCCACTAAATCTTTTCCCGAAATACTAATAACATCCCATTTTTTAAAAACACTTGGCATATTATTAGAATTAATTCTATCACCGTTTACAACAACTAATCCTTCTCGAACTGGACTAATTGTACTATCTATGTGTACACCGCTATATAGATTATCTAATATATGAACTGTGTACTTTGATCCTAAAGTTTCTTGTAACCATTTAGCACCTTTAATATTTCCACTTTCGCTTACTAAGTATAAAAGATCTTTTCCTAGCCTACAGATATTTGCAGCATCAAAGGTTGCTTCCGGATCATTGCAAATAATTATTTCTGTGTCCAACAAATGATTTAATGCTTCTATTTCTTTTTTTCTAGTAGGGTAAAGCATAGGAGCATCAATCACTTTATCACCAACAATTAGTAATCTGTCTCTCGGGCAATAGTTATACATACCGTCAAATAAATGAAAATCAAGTTCTGTAGGTCGTTCAACAACTACACCATAGTTTTTTAAGATTGACGAAAAGTTATCTAAGTCTTTGTTAGCTTCTAAAATTATATTTTCGTCAACAGGCCCAGCAGGGACAGGAGTTTCTTTCCACAATGTTGTTTTTTCTTGATTTCTAAATATAGGACATTGAACAGGCCAGTGAGCATTTGTTGCTGAACCTACAACTATTCTTTTTAACTGGTCCCATTCATTTACTGAATATATCATTTAATTTCTCTTTTATATATTCTGCCCATAATTTGTGTCCTTCAGCAGTAGGATGTCCGCAATCTAAAAAATATCCAGTACCACGTAAGTTTTCTCTTTCTACACAAGCTCTCTTCCATTTACGAGGAAAATATTTTTCGCCAAATGACTCAGTCATTTTTAAATTATTTTCATTTAGCCAGTCAAATTCAAATATAGGTATTTGATAATTAAAAAATACTCCGCTTTTATTAGCAAGAAATTCTAAATAACTTTTTTCTAAAAAATAATCTTTGTTAATAGGTATATCACCAAATACGCTGTATTGTATAACTGGCACTTTTGCAGTTTCTAAAATTTTTGAAATTTGATTATCCCAATTTACAAGTATATCATTTAAACTTTTATCTTTATAATATTCGACTACATTATTATCAACACTGGAAAAATCTCTAGCTTTTCCGTCCCAAAATCTTGTAACTCCGCTCCATCCTATAATTACAGCATCATAAGTATCATTATAATTTTCTAAAAAACGTGTAACTATTAAATCATTAGAAGCACCTATTTCTGAAGTATCAATATACCCATAACCAATTAAGTTTGGCCAACTATCTTTATAATCAACACCGTAACCGGATGTCCAACTGTCGCCACAAATTAATATTTTCATTTTATTTTTACTTTCCTACAATCGGGATATACTACATTTATTGGATCAAATTTTCTTGCTTTAATATAATAATCTAAATATGTTATACCTTTTATACATTCTTCAGGATTTAATTTATAATGATATCCTATAGAAAACTCCTGCTGGTCAATCCAAGGTTGAATTTCTAAATCTCTGCCGTCGTATCCTAATTTTTTAAGTTTGTTATAATCTTCTTTCGAATCTAATAATATTGCGCCACCCCTCCCTATGTCTAACGGTTTACTATAACCAAAACTCAAACACTGAAGTTGACCTTTGCGGTACATATTAGGTTCTAATCTTCTTGCACTGTCCCAAATTCTTGTTTTGTGTAAATTATATTCTCCTATCCAGTGTTCTTCTATTAAATTGTAATTAACGTCTAATTTGTGCATTGTTTGTAAAACACTTATATATGTAAACGCACTAAAATTGCACTCTTTAACTTCATCTAGATATAAACATAATTCGATAGCGTGAGTGCAACAATCGGTAGTAACGACATAAGGAGCACCTGTAAATTCTGATAATTTATTTTCAAAATCTAAAATTTTTTCAAACATTCATAAATCCAATATATGTCATATTTATTAGGGTTGAGTAATGTACGCAGATAAGTATGACTATAAGGAGTTTTCTATGAATATAAGTTTTATAGGTCTAGGTAAATTAGGTTTACCTTGTGCAGAGGTTATTGCTTCTAAAGGACATAATGTTACAGGTTATGATATTAAAAAATATAAGACTAACAATGTTGATCAGTTTCCTACTATAGAAGGAGCAGTAAATGGTAGAGATATTGTATTTGTTGCAGTACCTACACCACACGATCCAGATTATGACGGCAGAGCTCCAACAGCACACCTTGAGCCTAAAGACTTCTCTTATAACATTGTTAAAGAAGTTTTAACAGAGTGTAACAAGCATATGAATAAAAATCAATTGCTAGTACTTATAAGTACAGTTTTACCAGGTACTGTTCGTAGAGAGTTCGTTCAGTTAATCACTAATACAAGATTTGTTTACAATCCTTATCTTATCGCAATGGGAACAGTTGCTTGGGATATGGTAAATCCTGAAATGGTAATGATTGGTACCGAAGACGGTAGCGAAACAGGCGATGCAAAGCAACTAGTAGATTTTTACAAAACTATAATGGAAAATGATCCTCGCTATGTTGTTGGCACTTGGGACGAATGTGAATGTATAAAAGTTTTTTATAATACATTTATATCAACTAAAATTGGATTGGTGAATATGATTCAAGATGTAGCACAACAACAAGGTAATATAAATGTTGACATTGTAACCAATGCTTTAAAGGATAGTACACAAAGAATTATGGGTCCTAGTTATATGAAAGCCGGTATGGGGGACGGCGGAGCCTGTCATCCTAGAGATAATATTGCTTTAAGATTTATGGCAAAGAAATTACATTTAGGATATGACATTTTTGATAGTATAATGAATGCAAGAGAACAACAGGCACAAAATATGGCTATCGAAATACTTAAATATGGAAATAAGATACAATTTAGTAGTGATAGCTACAAGTCTGGCGTAGAATATACAGATGGTAGTTACAGTTTACTTGTACAACATTATATAAAAGAACACGGTGGTTGGATAGTGAACGAAAATCCGAGCGTTTTTGTTTTAGCTCACGAAAACGACAAAGTTCCAAAAGGGCAATTTACTGTATTTGATCCTTGGCGTACTTACAAAGGCGATAACTATACTGTAAGTTATGGCAACACTAGACATTTACAATAAAAGATTGTATAATAAAGTATGTATGATATTGTATATATCGGAAACGACGAAAGTAATTGGAAAAATGTAAAGAAAAAATTCTTTACAGCAAAACGTGCAGACTCGTTAGATAGCGCAAAAAGAAAAGTTTTTACAAAAATGTTTTGGGTAATATGGAATGATATTACTCCATTAGATTCTTTTGATTTTAGTTATGAAGCCGATAATTGGAGTTTAGATGTTACGCACGTTTTTAAAAACGGAGAAAAATTTGACGGTGTATGCTTATTTCCAAAGGATGTAATTTTAACAGATGAAGAAATAAGTCAAAGACAATTTATACATAAAAAAGAAGTAGATATAACAGCAAGTAAATCTGCTGAATTTGAAAAAATATACGCTAAAGATTACGACGATTATAAAGAAAAATTAAAAAACGTTACTAGTGAATTTGTATGGATAATACCGTCTGATATAAGTGTAAATTTTGATTTTAACTATCAAGTATCTTATTGGGATAAAGATCTTGTTTTTTTGTTTAAAAATCATTATTACAATGATGGTATTTTTTTGCAGCACAAAGATTTTCACGTTTCCCGTCGCGAGTATGATTATGCTTGGTTTGCTAAAAAAATAGATGTAGAAATAAATGCTTCTTCGCCAATACCATATGATATTGTTTTTATAAGTTATAACGAACCAAACGCTGATGAAAATTTTGAATGTTTATTAGAACAGTTTCCGGATAGAGTTATACATCGTGTTCACGGCATTACTGGAATACACCAAGCACATATTGAAGCTGCAAAAGTATGTGATACATCAATGTTTTGGATAGTTGATGCAGATGCAATAATTGTAGATGATTTTAAGTTTGATTATCAAGTACCAAGATGGCAACACGATCACGTATTTGTATGGAGATCACAAAATCCTGTAAATGATTTAGTATACGGATATGGTGGTGTAAAATTGTTTCCTACTAGTATGACTATTAATATGGATGTATCAAATACTGATATGACAACAAGTATTAGTAGAAAATTTAATGCTATAAAAAAGATTGCTAATATTACAAGTTTTAATACAGGCGAATTTGAATCCTGGAAAAGTGCATTTAGAGAATGTTGTAAATTAAGTAGTAAAATTATTGATCGACAAAAAGACGAAGAAACTAATAATAGATTAAAGATTTGGTGTACAGTAGGTGCAGATAAACCTTTCGGTAAATATGTAATAGCTGGTGCAAAATCCGGAGCAGCATATGGTGCAAGGTATCAAGGAGATAATGAAGCACTAAAGAAGATTAATGATTTTGATTGGTTACAGGAGCAATTTAAAAATGCAAACATTTGAGTTGCTAGATAGATTTGAATTGTTGTATCCAACAAATACAAAATTAGCAGATTTGCGTAGAACATATATAGACAATGATTTAAGTAGTTTATTTAGATTATTAAATGCAGATGAAGAACTACGTAAAGCAATTATAGAGGAAAATCTTCACAGTATTTTTAGAGTTGTAAACAATTATGATACTGAAGATTTACGTAAGGCAGTAACAGAAAATAATTTACACAGTGTATTTAGATTACTTAACGATGATGATTTGCGTAAACTTGTACTAGAAGATAATATTTGGAAGTTATGGCCTGTTTTAGAACGTTATACAAATACACAATTTGTATCTGCATTTAAAAACTTTTTTGTTAATAATATTGATATTGATGACGATTGTTTTAGTAGAGGGCAATTACAAAGTAAACTTTGGCTAGTCAAAGAATTAAAAAAACTTAAAGTTGATCTAGGCACAGTGTATTTGTGTGCAGGTTGGTATGCTACACTTGCTAC